GGCGCCGTGCGCGCAAAAAAACGTTAGTAAATGGGTACTATTTGGCCTGCCGCTGAAAAGCCTTGTGAGCACTGGTGAGTTGACGGGAGCTCTGATGAACATGCCGATTTGACAGCCTTAGGGCGCTGGGTGCCTGTATGCCTTAACCTCTGAGCGACAGGCAAAGAACCGTGAACATCACGAAGGCAAAAAATATTGAGCTGCTACCGCTGGATGCTCTGACGCCTTACGACAAAAACGCCCGCCTACATACGCGCTCGCAGATTGAAAAAATTGCCAAGTCCATCGCGGCTTTTGGCTTTAACAACCCGATCCTGATCGACTCAGATCAGGGCATCATCGCCGGGCATGGTCGCCTTGAGGCCGCCAAATCTTTGGGGCTGGAAAGCGTCCCAGTGATCCGCCTGGATCACCTGAGCGACAAAGAAAGGCAGGCCTATATCTTGGCCGACAACAGACTCGCCGATCTCTCCCAGTGGGATGAGGAGCTGCTAGGGCAAGAGGTGGCCGCGTTGCAAGAGGCTGAGCTTGACCTGGAGGCTATGGGGTGGACAGAAGACGAGCTAGAGGCGCTGGTCTCTGGCCTGGACGACATCGAGCCAACAGATGAGGCGCTCTCATCGATCGCAGATGAGTCCGAACCTGAGACAAAATCATTTCGCTTTGAGTTTGACCTGACGGATCACGCCGAGCTTTCAGAAATGCTCGACACGTTGCGCCGCCGCTACAAGCTGGAAGACGCCGCCGAAACTTTCGAGCATCTGGTTAGGGGAGCCCACGGCTGATGGCTGGCGTTTCCCTGAGGGAGTACGCGCGGATGCGTGGGGTCGACAAGGAATCTGTCCGGCTTGCTGTTCATGACGGCCGGCTGGTGAAGTCGGTCACGCGCAACGGGCGAAACTATTCGATCGACCCTGAGCTGGCTGACGAGGAATGGAAGGCCAACACGAACCCCGCCAAACAGCGCGAGACAAAAGACAAACCCGCGCCACCCTCGATGGCGCAGGCGCGAGCCGTGCGGGAAATGTACGCGGCCCGGCTCACGCAGCTTGATTATGAGGAACGATCGGGTGCTCTGTGCAAGGTTGAGGATGTGAAATTGACCGCGTTCAAATCTGCGCGATTGACACGCGACGCAATGCTGAACATTCCTGCGCGCGTGGTCAATGAAATCACCGCGCTGATTGGAGGGCTTGAGGCTGCGAAAAGCCATGAGATCCTTCTAATACTTCAGAGAGAAATTCACAGCGCGCTCTCGATGGAGGCTGATAACGATGGCCCTATGTGATGGCGCCGCTGTTTTTAAAAAAGGTTTTTCGGACGGGTTAAGGCCCGACCCGGTTCTCACTGTCACGGAGTGGGCGGACCGTCATCGGTTCCTTTCCCAGCGCGCGTCAGCCGAACCCGGTAGGTTCCAATCTTCGCGCACTCCATACCTGCGCGAGATCATGGACAAGCTGAGCAGCAACGACCCGACAAAGCGGGTGGTCTTTATGAAGGGCGCCCAGGTTGGCGGAACTGAGGCAGGCAACAACTGGATTGGCTACAGCATCGACGCAAGCCCTGGCCCGTTTCTCAGCGTTGCGCCAACCCTGGAGATGGCAAAGCGGAACAGCCGCACGCGAATGGATCCGATGATCGAGGAATCCCCCCGGCTGCGCGATCGTGTCCGCGACCCGAAAGCACGGGACAGCGGAAACTCGATGCTTCAAAAGGTTTACCCCGGTGGTGTGCTTGTACTAGCGGGGGCCAATAGCGCCAGCGGTCTGCGATCGATGCCCGCGCGTTACTTGTTTGCCGATGAGCTGGACGCCTGGCCGGAGAACTTGGACGGAGAGGGCAGCGCCCTAGACCTGGCCGAGGCCCGAACTCGAACATTCAACCGGCGAAAAATTTTTATCGTGAGCACGCCGACGCTCGCGGGACGCTCAGCGATTGAGCGCGAGTTTTTAGCGGGCTCGATGAAATACTTTCACGTTCCTTGCGTTCACTGCGGAACGTTTCAGCGCCTTGTCTGGTCTCAACTGAAGTGGACAGACGACGACCCCGACACGGTCCGATATGTCTGCGAGCATTGTGGCGGGCATCTGCAGGAACACAACAAACCCAAGATGCTGGAAGCCGGCCAATGGGTGAGCACAAACCCGGACGGCAACGGATCGGAGAGCTATCACATCAGCACGCTTTACAGCCCTCTGGGCTGGTACAGCTGGAAAGAATGCGTGATGAGCTACCAGCGCGCGCGAAAGAATGACAACGCCCTGAAGGTCTGGACAAACACGATCCTGGGCGAAACCTGGGCAGAGCAAGGCGAGGCCCCGGACTGGCAGGATCTTTACAACAGGCGCGAGCAATACCCGATCGGTCAAGTGCCCGAGGCCGGTTGCGTGCTCACGATGGGCGTGGACGTTCAGCAGGATTATCTAGCCTTTGAGGTGGCGGCCTGGGGGCCAGGGCTTGAGAGCTGGTCAATCGATCACGGCAACATCCCAGGCGACACGGCAAGCGATGAGGTTTGGCAAGAGCTGACCAAAAAAATCGCGTCGAACTATCCGACAGCGGACGGCTTTAAGATGGGCATTCGCATGGTTGCAGTCGACACGGGCTACAGAACGCAGGACGTTTACCGCTGGGTGAAATCGCAACCACCGACCCGCGTGCTGGCGATTAAAGGCCGCGACGCTCAGGCGGTGATCGTGGGCCAACCAAGCACGGCAGAGATTGGACAGAAGGGCCGCAAAATCAAGTCAGGCCTCAAGGTTTGGCCCATAGGGGTGAGCGTGGCAAAGTCTGAGCTCTACGGCTGGCTGAGGCGCAAAGCCCGCGCCGATGCTGACGACCTGCCTCATGGGTGGCTGCATTTCCCGCAATACGACGAGGAGTATTTCAAACAGCTGACGGCGGAAACGCTGACCCAGAAAACGGTCAGGGGTTACCCCCGTTATGTCTGGGAAAAAACGCGCGATCGAAATGAGATGCTCGATGTGCGGATATATGCGCGAGCCTGTGCCCAGATGCTGGGGTGTGATCGGTTCGACGCCGCGCGGTGGAAGATCGAGCGGCAGAATGGATTAACCGCAGACAGCGGGCAGCCGCTGAACCCTGAGCCCAAAAAGCTAGAACGCCGGGCGGGCAAATTTTTATGAGGTCGACGCTACGATGCCAAAACGGGACGCCGTAAAATGAGTTTATTCTCTCAAGCAGGACTGGACGCCATAGAGGAAGCCATTGGCGGTGGATTCCTAGAGGTCGAATATGACAACAAAAAAATTCGATATAGAACGCTTGACGAATTGCTGCGCGTGCGAAATTTAATTCGTGGCCGCCTGGGCGAGACCGTCGCAGCCCCGGCCCGCGTTCGCTTCAAATTCTCTCGTGACGCTTCCGACGTGGAGGGATCATGACCCAGGCAAACGCACTCGACAACGTAATCAGTTTTTTTAACCCTGAGGCAGGGGCAAAGCGAGCACGCGCTCGGCTCACTCTGGATCAGGCCCGGCGCTATGAGGGCGCAGCGGGTGGCCGCAGAAATGAAGGCTGGAGAACGCCGAGCACTTCTGCAGATGCAGCGCTAGGCCCCAGCCTGGAGCGGCTCAGGAATCGTTCGCGAGATCTGACGCGAAACAATCCTTTTGCAGCGCGAGCCGTCCAGGTCTTGGTCAACAATACCGTTGGCGGCGGTGTGCTGGGCCAGGTGAACAGCCGCAGCCGCAGCCGCGCGCAGCGTTGGAATCAAGCCTGGGAAGACTGGGCACGGAACCCTGAGAACTGCGACCATGACGGCCGCTCTGATTTCTGGGGACTGCAGGCGCTTGTGTTCCGAACTGTCGTCGAGGCCGGTGAATGTTTGATCCGTAAGCGGATCGATCCGACCTCAGATTTTCCCCTCAAGCTGCAGGTCTTAGAACCTGATTTTATTGATGACGCCCGAGCTGATGGGCTCACCGCTGATGGTGGTTACATCCGGCAGGGGATTGAATACGACACCCGCGATCAGCGCGTGGCGTATCACCTGCACCGGCAACACCCAGGCGATCGGGTTCTGTCTATTCACCGATATGAGACGGTTCGGGTTCCTGCTGATGAGATCATTGCGGTTTATCGCCGCGATCGTCCAGGGCAAGGGCGAGGCGTCCCATGGGGCGCGCCAGTGATTTCGCGGCTGAGAGATTTCGACGATTTTTCAGACGCGCAGCTGCTAAAGCAAAAAATCTCGGCATGTTTCACAGGATTTGTGATCGACAGCGAAAGCCAGGACACAGGCGGCGCGCCCCCGCTGGCTGAGTCTCTGGAGCCTGGCAGCATCGAGATCCTGCCAGCTGGTAAGGATGTAAGGTTTGCCAGCCCTCCCAGCGTCGGTGAGTTCGACAGCTTCAGCCGGGCCATGCTTCTGCAGATCGCTGCAGGCTATGGCGTGACCTATGAAGCGCTCACCTCAGATCTGAGTAATGCAAATTATTCGGCGGCCCGTATGGGTCACTTGGAATTTTCGCGAAATGTTGATTGCTGGCAAAAGCAAATTCTTATCGCTCAAATGCTGGGGCCGGTCTGGGGATGGTTTAAGCAGGCCGCCGAGATTGTCGGCGATCAGCCGATGGATATACGGATGCAGTGGACCCCAGCCCGTCGCGAGCTGATCGATCCTCAGAAGGAAGTCGGCGCGATCATTGAGGCGGTGCGCGGTGGCCTCATGAGTTTGTCTGAAGCGATCCGCCGATCTGGATATGAACCCGGAGAGGTTATGGCTGAAATCGCCCGCGATGCGGCCATGCTCGACGAATTGGGGCTTATTCTTGACACAGACCCCCGCAAGATCACAGCGGCTGGAATGCTGCAGATGGAACCAACCCAGGAGACTGAGACCAATGAATGATCAGAATCTTGCGGCGGAACAACCGCAAGCAAGTGAAGATAAGATGCAAACGGTTAGAAACGAGCGAATGAGCGAGCTTTTACAAACGAGAGCTCAATTCATCCCATCGTCTGTGGATGCTGAGACGCGAAGCGTTGAAGTTACATGGACCACGGGCGCGCCTGTTTTGCGTCGGAATCTTGGCGGTTCCTATTTTGAGGAGCTGTCACTCGGTGACGCCGTAAATATGGAGCGCCTCAACAGTGGGGCGCCCCTACTCAACAGCCACAAGGCCGCCGACCTCTCCGACATTGTCGGCGTTGTCGAGCGCGCCTGGACTGACGAAAAGGAGGGCCGCGCTGTTGTGCGGTTCTCTGATCGTGCTGAGGTCGAGCCCATCTGGCGCGACGTTCAGAATGGGATCATTCGCTCAATCTCTGTCGGTTATTCCGTCGAAGAATTCGAGCGTATTGATTCCAAGCGTGAGGGCGATCCTCACACTCTCCGGGCTACTAGCTGGACTCCGCATGAGCTCAGTTTGGTGCCCATTCCTGCGGACGCTTCCGCATCAATCCGCGAGCTGGAAACAGCTCAGGAACCACTGACCGAAAAAAAGGAACCATTAAACATGGACGAAACCCGTGAGATGGAGCAGGCGGCGCCCGTCGAGGCTGTTGCTACTGCTCCCGATAATTCCGCAGCTATCGAGGCTGCAATCAAGGCCGAGCGCCAGCGCTCGGTTGACATCCGTCATTGCGTCCGGGCCGCTGGCCTCGATGACGCTGTGGCAGAAAGCATGATCACCGAAGGCGTTCAAATCGACGCCGCTCGCAAATCTGTGATTGATCAGCTGGCCCAACGCCAAGCTGCAACCCCGACCGTTCAGCACGTTTCTGTCGTCGAAGACGCTAGCGACAAGCGCCAAGCCTGCCTTGAGGCTGCTCTTGAGGCCCGCGTGGGTCTTGGCGAGTGGACCGATCAGGCCAAGTCTGAGCGTTCTTCCTCCATGCTTGACATGGCCAAGGAAAGCCTCAGCCGCTCCGGTGCCAACGTTGTTGGAATGTCTAAGAGTGAAATCGCCCATCGCGCGATGCACTCGACTTCTGATTTCCCTCTGTTGCTGAGCAACATTGCCCGCAAGTCGCTGCAAGGCGCTTATGAGGCAGAGGCCCAGACATGGCGCCCCCTGGCACGTCAGCGCAACCTGCCTGACTTCCGCCCAGTGTACGAGGTCCAGGTCAATGGCCAGATCGTGCCCGAAGAGCTGGCAGAAGGTGGTGAATACAAGTCCGCCACAATCTCCGAAGCTCAGACCAGCTGGAGCCTGAAGAGCTACGCGAAAAAAATTCGCGTTACTCGCAATCTGATCATCAACGACGACCTGGACGCGCTCAGCCGCATTCCCCAGATGATCGGTCGCGGCATGAGCCTGTTTGAGTCCAATCAGATGTGGGCGCTTCTGACTTCTAACCCCACCATGGGCGAAGACAGCAAAGCACTTTTCCACGCTGACCACGACAACAGCGGAACCGGCGCCATCTCGGTGGATGCCATCTCAGACGCTCGCTTTGCTCTTCGCAATCAAGCCGACCTCGCTGGCAACCGGGTGAACCTGGGCGCCAAATACTTGGTGATCCCCACCGCGCTTGAGACTGACGCAGAGCAGTTCCTGGCCCCGTTCACCCCTGCCCAGATCGGCAACGTGAATCCGTTTAGCGGCAAGCTGCAGATCATCGCCGAGCCTCGCTTGGATGATGCTTCGAGCTCTGTCTACTATGTGACCGCCGACCCATCTCAGGTCGACATGCTGGTTTATGGCTATCTCGAAGGAGAGGCCGGCCCTCAGGTCACCACCCTCGACGAGCGCGACCCTGATGGAACCACCATCCTGGCCCGTCTCGATTTCGGCGCTTCTGTGCTGAACCATCGCGGTTTCTACAAGTCCACTGGCGCTTGATCTAGGAGGATCTCAACCATGAAAAACTTTGTTCAAAACGGCTCAAACCTGACCATCACGGCAGGCGCGACCATTGCATCCGGCGACTTTGTTGTTGTTGGCGATCTTGTCGGCGTTGCCGTCACTGACGCAGCCAGCGGCGACAGCGTGGCCCTCGCTTGCTATGGCGTGTTTACAGGAACCAAAGCATCCGGCGCCACTCTGGCGGTGGGTGATGTGGCTTATCTGAATTCCTCAGGCAAGCTTACAAACACCGCCACCAGCAACGACGCTGTTGGCTTGGTGACCGCCTTCACCACCACCACCGTGGATGTGAAAGTGTTTGGCCGTAAGGTGGCCTGATGAGGCAGGATCTGGCAAACCGGATCCTGAAAGCGGCGACAGCGCGACTGGGGGAACCCGTCACGCTGTCCCGCGACTCTTCCAGCTATTCGCTGCGAGGAATTTTTAGCGAGATTCATTCCGAGGTGGACGTTGACACCGGGCTGAATGTCACAAGCGCAATCCCGACGCTGACGATTAACAGCGCAGATCTTTCAATTGAGCCATCAGGAAACGACCGGGTGACGGTTGCCGATGGCCGAACTTTCATCGTTCGCGAGACACGCCCAGACGGCGAGGGCGGGATCGTCCTGCTGATGTATCTGGCGCAAACGAACAACTATTTGTAAGGAGCGCGGCGGATGAGTTCATCAATGGCGCAAAGCCTGTTTCCTCAACGGTTCTATGGCGCAACAGTTCACCCGCGCAAGACGATAAGGGACGCGATCCACAACCGGCTTAGCACGCCAGTGAATCCGCTGGCCCAGGTCGAAGATCAAAAGTATTGGACCCCGGCAGGGCCGAACGTCTTTCAACGGAAAGAGGTTCAGATTGAGATGACAGACATGCCGCTGATCTTGATCCGATACCAAGGCGAGCGGATCTTGGAACGGTCCAAGAGTGGCTGGGATGGCTACGATCTGCGGCAGATCGACATGAGCTTTGAGCCGTATGTTTTGGTTACGCCTGGGCAATCGGCCGAGGAAAAGCTCGATGAAATGAGTTTTTTTATCGAAGCGTGCATGAACGGGTTTGAGCTTGGCCTGTATAACACCGAGGCGCTTTTGGCCTCGACCGAATATGAGAGCGAGTTTGACAACTCCCAACCGATCGCAGTTGGCCAGCTAGCGTTCGAGATAAAATACATGTGTCCACGCCTTGGGGTCGATTTCGGCTTATGGGATCGTGACGATGCGTGCATCAACAACACCGGCCTGGACCCTCAAGTTCAAACCGTTGTTGTCCGAAACAATTTCGGAACTGAGACCTACACCCACCCCGAAGACTTTTAGGAGACCGAACCATGGCAAAAAAGACAGCAGTAAAAGAACCCGCAGCGGGGAAAGCTCAAATTTCAGCTCAGCAGCTTTCGGACTTCATGCACCTTGAAAAAGGACACGGCAAAAAGCTGGCTCCCTATTGCGAGGCTGCTCAGCAAGTCTGCACGGCTTTTGCTGAAACAGAGTTGAAAGAAAGCCATCTTTCAACCATGGCGCTTTTGCACTGCGCTGTTTGGCTGCAGACCACCGGAGCCAAGACCGTCGAACAACTCCGAGATCTTCCGCTCACGGTTCGATACATGGTGATTTCATCTGTGGAAGAATCCAAAGCCTGATGAGCTTTTCCGTCCCACGGTCAAGCCGCAGGACTTCAGGAGTCGGGGATTTTGAGCTCACAGATACGGCCCGAAATATTGGCTCTCTGCTCCGATTTGGGCAAGTGGAAAGCGTCGCATTTGCGGCGCGCACTTGTCGCGTCAGGCTTTCGGAAACTGTCATCACTGACGACCTGCCGTGGCTAACGCCGCGCGCGGGTGGAAATGCTTTTTGGGCTGCGCCATCGATCGATGAAACTGTTTTAGTTCTGAGCCCCTCAGGCGAGCTAAACAACGCTGTGGTTTTGCCTGCGCTGCAGACGAATGAGAACGGAACTTGGCCGTTTAATTTCTCGGATCTCGATTTTAAGTTTGGCGGCTTGGGCGAACCCCGCGAAGGTGTTTGGCGCTGGCTTTTTTCTGATGGCGCGATCCTTGAGAACGACCCAGCTCTCAATCAATTTCGGATCGAGCAAAAGCAAACGCGGATCCACGGCAAGGAACTGATCCAGCTGCATTCAGAAAAATATATCTATGTAGAGGCTGATGAGGAGCAGGGGATTGTCCACGTCAAAGCCCCGATGATCAAGTTGGATGGAGACGTTCACATCGTGGGCCAGCTGTTGCAAAGCGGCCGAATTATGGGCGTTGAAAAGAATGGAGAGGGTGCCAGTTCCCTGGACCTAGTCGGCGACCCGATAAACCTGAACGGCGGTGGTGGTGTGCTTGGCATCGTGGCCGGCTTAGTTGGTGCGGTTGCCGGCGGGGCGTTGTCCCTGGGCCAGCTGGCTAGCGTTATGGGGACAGGCGGCGGCAGCTTGCTGGGCGGCTTGTCTGGCTTGGCCAACAACGTGCTGGGCTCTTCTGGCCTGGGCAGTTTGCTGACGGCGGCCGGTGGCCTGAACATTTCAGGGATTGGCGCGGCCATGAACGTTGTTGGCGGCCTGCCAGTGCTGGGCGAGGTGATGAACGGCCTGGGCTTTACTGGCGTGACAAACATCGTCAACGGCGCTGTGACGTTGGTTGATGGGATTACAAGCGGAAGCGGCTTAAAACTCTCAGGCATCGGCGCAACTTTCCAAGGGCTTTCAGGGCTGACCGGCGCGATTGGCGATCATTTCAACATTCCGGCTTTGAGTAACCTGAGCGACCTAACAGCACTTCCGGCCCTGGAGAGCGTGATCAGCGGCGGACAGCTAACAATCAATGACGTGATGGATGTTGCGGGCGGGGTGGCCGGGGCTTTTGGGGCGCCGGTAGACGTGACCAACGCGATCAACTTTGCAACGACTGCCGCTGGTGTGGTCAGCGATCCAAGCACTAGCGCGCTCACGGCTGGGTTGACCTTGCTACAAAATGGCGGCGGCGAAATCATGGACGGCCTACTGGGCAACAACAGCAGAGTTACAGCCGAACAGATCGCCAATAAAATCTCTGAGCTTGGACTAGCCACGAACCTGGAGGCCCTCGCAGAAGCTGGCGTTAATGGCGGCCAAGCCCTGGGGTCATTTATTTCAAACGGCCAACTGAGCATCGAGCAAGCGCTCGACCTGTCGTCAATCTTTATCAATGAGCCCGACGCAGCCGTGGCGGCTGTGACCGCTGGCACAATCGGCAGCTCGCAAAAATTCTTTGATTATTTCGAGCGAACGGCCCCAGGCGCGGTGCCGGCTCGCGACATGAGCAGCAAACGAGGATCAAGCACGGACCCCAAGAGAGGAACATCAAAAGACGCCACATCTGGAAACTATGTGCCAGACGGCACCGTTGTCGACGTTCCGAACGCTTACAGCGATTGGAACACGAATTATGCGTGAGGAAACCCGATGAGCATTAAAGGCGTGGCACGATTAGGGGACATCACAACCCACGGGGGGGTTTTGGCAGCTCCTGTGAATACAAGCGTTCTCACGAACGACCGACCGACGGCTCACGTAGGGACAGCTATTTTTTGCCCAAGCGGTACGCCTTCGCACGGGCCGACCGTAATTGTTGGCGGCAACCCGAGCGTGAGAGTTGGCGGGATCCCAATTGCCCACCGGCTCAGCCCTACCAGTTGCGGGGCCGTAGTGGCCACAGCATCCGGCGATGTAAACGCTTAAGTCTGGAGGCTTAAAAATGGCAGTAGGAATGAACAGGGAGACAGGAAAGCCGCTTTCGGATGCGGATCACCTGCGCCAATCAATTCGCGACATTCTTTCAACGCGCATAGGCACGCGCACGATGCTGCGCGATTATGGGAGCAACATCCCCGAGCTAGTCGACCAACCGATCAACCGCTCGACGATCGCCGCAATTAAGGCGGACGTGATCAACGCCTTAAACATTTGGGAACCTCGAATGAGAATTGATCAAGTCGTCTTGTCTGAGGTGCTGGCGTCCGGTTCGATCACTTTTGATCTGTTTCTAACTTATTTGCCAAACGGCGAGGCGATCGCCCTTAGAGGAGTAACCATCTAATGGCGTTAAATCTTTCATCCCTGCCAGATCCGGCGATTGTCGAGACCGTCAGTTTTCAGACGATTTTCAACGAACTGCGCGCTGATTTCTCTACACGCTTTCCAGACTTCTCAGCCTTAGTCGAGAGCGATCCAGCGATCAAGCTGCTAGAGGTCGCGGCTTATCGCGAGGTGGTTCTACGCGCCCGCGTGAACGATGCCTTTAAAGCGACGCTTTTGGCTTTTGCGGCTGGCACAGACCTGGACAACCTGGCGGCTTTTTATGGCCTCACACGGATCGCGCAGGAAACAGACGCAGAATTGAAAGATCGCACGATCAACAGAATTCAGGGCAGCTCGACCGCAGGCGGCGCGGCCTGGTATCGATATCAAGCACTGACCGCAGACTCAGGCGTGAGAGACGCGCGGGTGACAAGCCCCGGCGCTGGCCTAGTACAGGTCGCCTTGCTCAGCAAAGAGATCGAAAACCTGGAAGCTCTGGGCACAGATGAAAACACGCTCAGCGCTGCGATGTCTGTGCTTGCAACTTTTTATGGCGTCGACACGACCGGGCTAAAAGATTCGACCGCTGCGCCTTTGATCCGTGCGGTGATCGACGCAGCCGGCCCCGGCGGAACCGCCACGCCTCAAATGTTGACGGCGGTTGATGCTGTGATGCAAGACGACGAGGTCCGGGTGATCACTGACTCGGTTACGACCACGTCAGCCAACGTCGTGAGCGTCAACGTGGTGGCTGAGGTTTATCTCTACCCAGACAGCTCGGCGACAGTTTTGAATGGCATTGAGGCGGCGATTAGGGCCGCGATTCAGTCTGAGGGTGGCCTTGGTTGGGATTTGACTTTGTCCTGGCTGATTAAAAATATCCACGTTGATGGCGTTCAGCGCGTTGAGTTAATTTCACCGACAACAAACCAAGTCGCCGATGATGGCACCGCCATAAGCATTGGAACGTTCACCGTCACAAATCTGGGATACGACCGCTGATGACTGACGCTCTGCTGCTACCTAGTTCGTCGACCGGGCTTGAGAGAGATCTTTCAAGCTCGATGGATGCACTGCCGCGCCTGGGCGCAGCGGCTGAGCTGATCCGTGATGCAAAGCGGGAAAACATTCCCGACAGCGTTGTTCCTTTTCTGCTTTACGAGTATGGGCTAGGCGAGCTCCTCCCCTACCTATCCGACCCTAGAACGGCGATCAGTACAGGTGTTCTCTGGCAGCGATTACGCGGCACGCCAAAGAGTTTCAGTATCGCTTTGGGCTGGATCGGAAACGACGGGACGATCGAGGAATCAGAAGGAAATACGATCAACTGGTCACAGTTCCAACTAGGGCTCGACAGTGCCCCGGTTGACCTGTCACAGACTGATTCAGTTGTAGAGATTGGCCGGCTCTCTTCCCCGGTTCGATCTTCACTGTTTCGCATATATGGCGGATGGTATGACGGGCGACGCTTTCAGCTAGACAATCACCAGCTCAGCGGCCTCGATACTCTCTGCGACCACACAGGGGTATATCTCAAAAGTGAATGGCCTCAGCTTAGTTTCGGGCGCGAATTTAAGGACGAACAGGGCGACATTTCCGGCGACCTGGCGGCAATCCTTGGCATTCATCGCGCCACTGGGATCAGCGGCCGATATGAAGATCGAACGATCCTCAGCAACTCAATCCTGGGCGACACCAGCTGGCGAACGCTCCACATCGAGGATCTTTCGTCTGTTATTTCGCGGCTCCATTTCAGCGTCTCCGGGCCTTGGTGGAACAATGCCGGCGACTGGTCAAGTCTTTATGACTACACCCAGGTTCTGGACTGGGCCGGGCTGCAAAACAAATTTACGCCCGCTCTCAAGTTCGCCCGCGCTGGGATGTATCTCAGCGATTATGCAGAACTGGGCGACACGAACGCCTGCTTCCCTGCGCGATCTCTGGACGAGTTTGGCGACGGCGCAATTCTGCTTTCAGAAGCAGACTCAGCCACAGGCGAGCACATCCTCAGCGAGCACCTCTCACGGGTTGAGTTCACCGAGATCAACGAACGGATCGAGAGAGGAAAAGAATTCGGTTCTCTTTGGGTTGGCCAATATCAAACCCAAACCGAAATCTTCCCGCTCACTCATGGGCAGGCGTACACAGCGCACGACTCGACAAACGTTCTCCCGCACGTCACGCATATTCCCGCCGGGAACATGCGCCAAGGGAACTGGCAGCGCAACAACCGCCAGGACGTTACCGATCACATTTTTGGCGATGGTGCCGGGCACCTATTGGGCGTCAGCAGCGCAGAGATTGTTCCGACGCATCGCGAGCACACCTATTTCAACGCTTACGACGACAGTTTCGAGCTGTCCCGTTCGCGCCTTTCAGAATTCACGCCGCTCATTAACGAGCAAGCGATCAGCCGGGACCACACCACAAGCGCCGAACAGTTTGAACAGCAGTCTGATCAGTGGCAAGACACCGAGAGCACCTGGGGCACTGAAGCCGCTGGCACCTGGGAGACTGTCGCGAGCTACTTCGACAGCCTTACTCAAGGCGACACCTGGAACACCGAGACATGGCAGACCGGTGAATACTTTGTCAACGCGGACACAGACACTTGGGCCAACACCTATTCATGGCGACGGTTTCCACAGCTTGAGCAGATCCTCGGCTTCAGCCGCACGATGCTCACCCTTTCAGAGAACGGGCATCTTTCCGACTCTGACGGGATCCTGGGCGACACTCACGCAACCCTTGGACACTTTGAAGACGAGCGGATCGAGCGCAGCCATCAGACAACCTCGGCGGCTCACAACCCCGGCGGCTTCTGGTATCACCTGCGCGAGCGGTTTGCGACCCTCGCTTACGACGACCTCTTTGAACTGTCACGAACCCGGCTCAGCGAGCACATTCCACTGTTCAACGAACAGGCGATCACCCGTGAGCATGGTTACACCGGAAACCTGCAATTCTTCCAAGCCTCTGGCTGGAACGACACCAGCCCAGACTGGACCTCTGGCGATTGGCAGAGCGGTGGCTACTACGACGCCGCCGCCGAGCCCACTTGGTACGAGGCTTATGGCTGGCAAGTCTTCCCGCAGCTTGAGCACGTTCTCGGCTTCCATCAGTCTCATCAGTATTTGTCAGATGCGACAGACGGACTCAGCGAGACCGACGCGGTCTTGGGCTTCGAGTTCTCGGAACGCTTCGAGCGCGATCACTTCGCGCAGGCAACAGAGAACCGCCAAAGCTTCACGACGCGCCAACACACAAGAACAGTTCAGACAACCGTCGAGCTTTATGTCGAGCCCACCTGGGCCGATGGATATTGGGCCGGCAACGCAATGGCCGGTTGGACCGTGGCAACATCGGTATGGACTGGCGACGCTACAAACGAATGGAGCTCGGCATCTTGGACCTCAGACGAATGGGCCGAGGGAAGTGTGTCTATCTGGGACACAGAAAACTGGTTGGATGGAGATCCAACAACCTGGGCCACACATCAGATGTGGGTCAGAATGGCAAGGTGGCAAATCGCCAGCCTTGTGGTTGAGGCGGTCCATGAGACCCATACTTAACCAAGCCCATATAATGCAAACATCAAAGGAGGTGAGCCCTTGGCCACACTTGTAACCACAGGGCGGGCGGGATTAGCTGCCTCTGTAAAAGCCCGAAACATTTTTCTAGGTATTGGCGCAGGCCAAACCGCATGGGATGCCGCCGGGGTCGACCCCGAGAGCATTTCATCGACAGCCTTGCAAGATGCGATTGGCTACCGAAAGGCGGCTCAAGTCGATTTTGTAAGCAGTGCCGCTCAGGGGGCGATTAGTCTCCCCAGTGGCCGATATGACGTGAGCTCAGCAGACACCAATCTGCTTTATTGCAAATTCACTTTGGATTTTGCGGATGCGTCAACTGCAACCATCAGAGAGACCGGTATCTTTCTTGATGTAATCACCGGCAGCGGGTTGCCCTCTGGGCAGATGTTTTTTGATGCTGCCACCGAGGTGACCAGCTCGGGAACTCTTTATCTTCTGGAGCACGTTTCATCGATCATCAGAACGCCTGCGACGCGGGAAACGTTCGAGTTTGTCTTGACCTTCTAAAGGAAAAAAACCATGAGCCTACAGGGTTATTACAACCGATTTTCATCGTCAGACAAATATGACGAGCTGCTTTTCCGTGCAAGCAAAGGCCTGCAATCTGCGGAACTGAATGAAAGTCAGTCGATCCTTTCTGACAGGATCACAAACATCGCGAACAGCCTTTTTCAAGATGGCGCGATTATCAGCGGCGGATCAGCACAAGTCGACGCGACTACGGGCGCGGCTGTTTTGCAGTACGGCAGTCTTTACGTCTTAGGCGCTGTTCGCACAGTTGCTGAGGCAAGTTTCACAGTCCCAACGACTGGAAGCTTTCAGATCGGCGTTCGTCTAACAACGACCACCGTCACCGAGCTCGAAGACGCAAGCCTGCGCGATCCTGCGACAGGAACACGCAACTACCAGGAACCCGGCGCAGGCCGCACCAAGCGCGAACTGGCTTGGGCTTGGTCTGGAGATGGCGGGACAGGTGACTTCTACGGCGTCTATGACGTGCTGAACGGTGCGCTCGTAACGACAGAAGCGCCGCCCGTTCTGGACGCAGCAAAAGCCCTGATTGCCAGCTATGACCGCGACGCAAACGGTTCTTACATCGTCAGCGGCTTGCGCGTCACCAGCCTGGGCAAAGACACGACCCAATCGAATTACGTTTTCACAGCTGCTGAGGGCGTCGCAAACGTCCACGGCAATAAGATCAACAAGCCGACATCAGTTTCTGTCAGCTATCCGATCGATCCAGACCTGGAAACGATCAACAACGAGCCAAAGGTTTCGACCGGAACCTCAGCTCACACGCTGAACGTCAACCGCTTTCCATTGAGCACCATCAACGATGTGGTGATCACTGAAGAAAAGACAGTCACCTTGACGCATGGCAGCTTTAGCGGCGCCTTGGATCAACTCCCTGACACTTCTGTTCTAAGCATCCAAAGCGTCAGCCAGTCCGGCACAACTTACGCCGCCGGCACTGATTACAACCTGACGGCTGACCAAGTGGACTGGACCCCCTCAGGCGCTGAGGTGGCCCCCGGTTCAACCTATGACGTGACATATCGGTTCCTGACCAGCACCACGGCCACGAACATCGACCCAGATTCTGGCGCGTTTGACGTTACCGGCGCGGTCGCTTCGACTTTGGTCCTAGTTGATTACAGCTGGAAGATGCCAAGGATCGACGCAATTACGGTCGATCAATATGGATACCTTCACCGGGTCCGAGGTGTCTCGACTGCTTTCAATCCGATCGCCCCACAAGTTCCATATAACGAACTGCAGATTGCTGAGTACAAGCAAAACTGGCATTCAGTCGACAATCCAGTTGTCGACAACAACGGCGTAAAAGTCATCTCGGTGCGCGAACAGCGCCAGATGAAAAACGCAATCGCTGAGCTCTACGGCGTGATTGCTGAGGAGCGCTTGCAGCGTGACATCAGCTCACGGGAGCCCACGGCAAAATATGGCGTTTTCGCTGATCCTCTTCTCGATGGAGATCTTAGGGATGCAGGCGTGGCGCAGGATGCCGTCATTGTGAATCAAGAACTGCAGCTCGCTGTTAATGGCGCACCCGTAAGGGCTGCCCAAAACAATACGACTCATCAGCTTCTGCCCTATCAGGACGTGGAGCTGATCACGCAAGAGTTGTTTACCGGGTTCATGGCTGTCAACCCATACGGGAACTTTGACGCCGTCCCTGCCGACATCGAGCTTGATCCAGCCGTTGACTTGTGGGTTATCACAGAGGAAAACACCACGTTCAGCACCCGGTCATTCACGATTGGATCTGGTGATCGTTCCGCTTCTGCCACTGCGACAGTCGTCGAGCTTGCCTCTGAAGTAGAGACCAACATCTCAAACCTGAGACAGACTGCTGTCGATTTTTCAATTGTTGGATTTGACTCAGGCGAAAGTCTGGTTTCTGTCACCTTTGACGGGATCGACCTCGGCAACAACGGCGAAGTCGCCGACGGTCAAGGCCACGTAACTGGAACGTTCACTGTTCCCGCTGACATTCCTGCCGGTTCTAAGTCCGTCGACTTCCTGGGCAACCAAGGGAATTTTGGCTCGGCCATTTTCACGGGTCAAGGAACCTTGGTCAACAGGGAATGGAACAGCATCACCACAACCACGACCTGGAGATGGTGGAGCCCACCACCCCCACGTCGCAACTGGGATCCCCTGGCTCAGTCGTTCGTGTTGCCTGAGGGCCGCCACGTTACGGCGCTTGATTTGCAGTTTGCGGTCAAGGGCTCAGACAGCAACGACGTGACCATCGAGATTGTCGAAGGCGACAACGGTTTCCCAAGTCGTCAGGCAATCACTCGCACACGGATTCCAGGTGCGGACATCTCAACCACTGGATACACCCGCGCAACTTTCGACTTCCCAATTTATCTGGAAGCCGGCCGCGAGTATTTCCTCGTTCTGATGACCGACGACGCATCACACGCCGTCCGCATTGCCGAGCTCGGCAAATATGACGCGGTGGCGAATGAGTTTGTTACGGCTCAGCCTTACACCGTTGGCGTCCTGCTCAGCAGCTCCAACGCTTCCAGCTGGACGGTTCACAACGACATGGATCTGTGCTTCAAACTGATCGGCGCTGAGTTCACCTCGACGACCTCAACGATCAACCTGGGCAGCATCACGGTCTCGAACATGACTGACTTACTGGTGACAGCTCCGGTGGACATCCCCGCGACATCGGCACGGGTTACGTTCAAATACACCCGAAGCACTGGCGAGACTTTCCTCCTGGCTCCTGATCAGTCGATCAAGCTTGAGGCAGCGGTCAGCGACACCATGCAAGTGCAAGCCATCCTTGAAGGCACCGCAACCGAGAGCCCCACACTTCACCCCGGAGTTTTGAGCATCCCCGCGACGCTCGACACTGCGGGCACTTATGTGGGCCGGCAGTTTGACGTTGCTGCGGGTGGTTCGACAATTCGGATCATCTTTGAAGCTCAACTGAACGGCGGCGCTGGCGTCGTTCCCCAGTACGACAACGGGGGTTATCAATCGATGGCGCTTGGCTCAGCCACGCAAGTGGGTGACGGCTGGGTGGAATACGTTTTTGAGGACACAGGAATTGCGGCTTTGTCTGCAACATCTGTGAAACTCAACCTAAGTGGGTCGGCTGCTGGCAGGCCTAAAATCCGCAACATTAGAGCAGTGATGGTTTAACTCATGACAACTGACACACGATCCACAAACAGGAATTATCCGCTCCCATACCCAAGTAACTTGCTCGCCGCTGATGTGGTCAGGTTGCGGGATGCGCTGAACGCAATTGACACAGACATGGAGGCCCGCCCAACGGCGGCCGCCGTGACGACTCAAGTCAACGCAGCTGTCGCCGCTTTGGTGGCGTCTGCCCCTGAGGCCATGAACACGCTCGACGAGTTGGCGCAAGCCCTCGCCGACGACAGTTCATTCGCTTCAACAATGACCAACAGCTTGAACACCAAGCTGGACAAAACAGGTGGGACGCTCACCGGACAGGTGACGCTCCCTAGCAACCCGACAGCCGGGACGCTGCAAGCGGCCACCGCGCTTTATGTCGAGCAGGCCGTTGATGCAGCGACACAGAGCTGGACCGTGACCACCGCAAACGTTACAGCAGCATCGAAAGATGGCCTGCTGCTAGATGTGAGCGGCGGCGCGTTTACTGTCACTTTGCCAGCGACTCCATCTCTTGGCGATTATGTGGCATTTGCCCACGCCGCTGGCGATCTCTCGACTAACAAGGTCACAGTGGATCGCAACGGCGAAAACATCCTAGGCCAGGCATCAAACCTGGACATTGACAGCGACAACGTCGCAAACTTTCAACTTGTCTATGCTGGCGCAACTGCTGGCTGGAGGATTTCCTAATGACAATTTCCCTAAAGGAACTTCTCTCCCCTGGTGGTGAGAATCTAATTGATCAGCGTGAGTTTAAGAACTGGCAAGATTTTTATCATGGCCAGTTCAACGGCGACACTACGAACACGATTGATTACACCCTTCCGCAATCAACGCGGGTTGTAAACGGTGTCAGCTCAAACCGAGCAGTCACTTCGCAAACGACCTGGACCGTTCCGGCTGGGGTCACCAAAGTTCGCCTGACTTGTGTCGGCGGCGGTGGTGGCGGTGGCCGCTACAACTCCACTTATTACGGCGGAGATGCTGGCGGCGGTGGCGGTTTTGGTTCTGCTGAGTACACCGTCACGCCCGGCGAAACCCTAACGATCAACGTTGGTGCTGGCGGCGGCGGACGGTATCTCGCAACCTCTGGATATGGCGCCAACGGCGGATCGACGACGATCATTGACTCATCAACAAGCGGCAATAATGTCAACGTTGTGGCAGCCGGCGGTGAAGGTGGCTGGTACGCCAACTCTGGCAGCAACGGCGGCGGAACGGCTTCTGTCACCGGAAGCAATATGGTCAACAGCACCAACATCACCAGCTCTGGTGGCCAAGGTGGCTACGGAACTGCGGGCTCTTTTGGCTTTGGCCCTGAGGGCTATGGCGCAGGCGGTGGCGGATCCGCTGGCAGCATGATGGGGCCTGGCCACGTTGGCGGCCAAGCTTTTGCTGGCGGTTACAGCTACGGCTCAGCCGGTGGCGCTGGTATTGGCGGCCATGGTGGCTACTCTGACGGCTCACAGGGCCAATGGGTCGGTGAGCACAAAAGTGGCTCTGGCGGTGGATCCGCAGGCCCTGGCATTGGCGGAAGCTGGGGCTACACCCCTTCGCAGTACGCTTACTTTGACAGCTACAGCGAAGGTGGAGCGGGGCACGCAGGGTCGCCGTTCATGGGCGACTACTGCGACAGCCACATGCGCGTTTCTGGCCTAGGCGGTGTTCCTGACTTTCGGGAAACTGATGGTAATGGAGTGCATTGGCTTAACAACAAAGGCGCACGCTACGGCGATGGCGAAGCGACTGGCCCCGGTGGCGGTTACTACACCGCAACCCAAAACCGTAACATGGCTAAATATGCGTCCGGCTTCAACGAAGAGTTCATTATCCTGAAACCTAAAACCTTTAATGGGGTATTAGGTCGCCTTTGGGGCGGCGGTGGTAGCGGGCAGATCGCTTCAAACTACGGCTTTGGCCAAGTCAACCGTACCGGCGGCGACGGCGGATCTGGCGGTGGCGGTGGCGGTGCCATGGGCATCACGACCTCATGGAACTCAGGGACCATGGACTGCCGGACTTATAGCGATTGGGATCCAGCCAACATGGCTTGGAGAACTCGCGATAGTGCTTGCGGCACGAACGGCTGGCGCCTCAACGGCAACGGCGGCCATGGCGGAGCTCTTGGCGGCGGCGGTGGCAGTGCTGCTTACGGTTACGGCGGCAACGGCGGAATTGGCGGCGGTGGTGGCGGCGCAGGCGGCCACTACACTGGCGGCTATCACGGCTACGCCGGCAGCGGCGGCCCTGGCTATGTCCTTATTGAATGGTGATCACAATGTATGCACGACTAATCGAAAACAAGGTGGTCGAAATCCTCGATCACCAGCCCGTTGGCTACCCAGCCGACTTTGAATGGGTTGAGTGTCCCAAAGGCACTGAAGCCCGCGCGACCTACGACCCCAAAACCAAAAAATTCAAGGCTCTTGTCGTCCCACCACGGGTGACAAAACTTGAGGAGAATGGGGCCAAGGTTGAGGGCGAGGCTCTAAATGACCCTAGTGTGACAGAGCCAAAAGATCGAGATCCAAATGCCCCCCGCCCAATTTAGGCGCGACTTGTTTCAAACCCCTTTGTGGGTTGGCTCAGTGGATGACTCAGATCTAATCGAGTCATCCGCAAAGCTTGCATACAAATTCCGAGATCAGCCCGGTGAAAAGGGTCTGGTCTCGGATTCTTGGGCTAAGGGCGAAACTTCAAATGACAAGAAGCGCCAAGACAAAAAAGGGGTAACTTCTTTTTATTCAGAGAATCTCGTCGCAAATAGCGACTGGGATGAAAACCTCACCAAGCTTGTGAACTATTCGGGCGGTCTGCTGTCAGATACGCATAGCCATGACATGCTCGAAGGGATGAGAATGGGGAACGCCTGGGTGACAATTTACCCGCAAGGTGGCTTTGTCCCTCAACACATCCATTCCGGCTTCTGGGTCTCTGGTGTTTTTTATGCCAAAGCGGAAGAGGATTGTGGAGCGATTAGCTTTCAGGATCCGGCATGGATAACCAAGAGCATGACGATCGCCGCAAGTGATGTCGGCCCATTCCCTGGCCCCCCGGCTTCTTATGAGTACGCACCAAAGACGGGCGATATTCTGTTGTTTCCGTCTTGGCTGCCTCATCACACGATTGAAAACAAATCAGGGAAAGACCGCATCATTGTCAGTTTTAATCTGATTTTTCCAGCGCAAGAGCAATACCACAGCGACATAGCGGTGGGCCTACAAAAAAGGAATGCCGAAAATGTTTCCTAAATATGTTTGGGCTGACGCTGTTTTGACTGCTGACGAATGCTCATTGATCGTCGACAAGGGCAAACAAAACATGCGAAGGGCTAACACTGAAAACAACAACCCCGGCGACTATCGAACCGGGAGCATTGGCTGGCTGTTAAAAGGAGAAAACCCGGAGCTCGACCCTGTTCTCGAAAAAGTCATTCAAACTTTTGGTCAAATCGTCCACGATTATTTTCGTGGAGTACAGCTCCAAAAGATAGAACCAATTCAGTTCACGCACTACCAAGAGGGCGACCATTTCGATTGGCACTATGACGCTTTTGCCGGAGAGGATCAGCCTGTTCGGCTCTTTTCAGCGTCGATGGAGCTAAGCGATCCAAGCTCGTATGATGGCGGGGGACTTGAATTTCACACTCTCAACCCTCCAGTGCCAGAACGGAAGCTAGGCCGGCTCATTGTTTTTCCTTCTTTGCTTTTGCATCGAGCCCGAAAGGTCGACGCAGGAGAGAGAACCTCTTTAGTTCTCTGGGGAGGTGTTTAATGGGTCAACGTGCGAGCCGCCTTGGCGCCTGTTTCCCTTTCACTGCTTACAATAGACGAGACGCATCCGAGGCCGTCGAGTGGCCCATCTTTCAACCAACATGGAGGCCCTAAAAAATGCCCAGTAACTTTCTTCACGGGGTGGAGACGGTAGAACTGACCCAAGGGGTCAGACCTCTACAGTCCGTCCGCTCTGCCGTCATTGGCCTGATTGGCACAGCGCCAAACGCTGACGCCGCTGCCTTTCCCCTAAATGAGCCTGTTCTCATTTCCGGCAGCCGCGCCAAAGCTGAAAAGCTTGGATCTGGCGGCACCCTTAAGGATGCGATGGAGGGCATTTTTGCCCAGGTCGGCGCCACAGTTATCGTGGTTCGCGTTGACGCTGGCGCTGATGAGGCGGCCACTATCTTAAACCTTGAAGGCGACAGCACAGCAAAAACAGGCGTCTGGGCGTTCCTAAAAGCCGAATCAGTTTTAGGCATAAGCCCCAAAATTCTTTGCGCTCCTGGTTACACGCACCAATGCACCCTTACCCCTGGGGCTGAGGTGGCTAATACAGTCGTGGCCCAATTGGTCTCCATTGCTAGCGGCTCCGGCGGCGTGGGCGATCGTCTCCGGGCGATCGTGATTGCAGACGGCCCCAACACAACTCAAGCCGACGCGCAGGCCTACGCCGACTTGCACGTGTCCGACCGTCTTTATGTGGTTGATCCTTGGGTAAAAACCAACTCGACCACCACTTTGCCATCCTCGGCTTTCGTGGCCGGTGTGATCGCTAAGTCTGACGCTGAGCGCGGCTTTTGGTATTCACCAAGCAACCGGATCATTCAGGGCATTGTCGGGACCTCCCGCGCTGTCGGGTTCTTCCTGGGCGATGAAAACGCCGAGGCCAACATCCTCAACGAAAACGACGTTGCCACCATTGTCAGAGAGAACGGCTTCCGTCTCTGGGGCAACCACTCGACCACCTCTGATGCTCAATATCAGTTCATCAGCACCCGTCGGATCATTGACATGGTGAATGAATCCGTGATGCGCGCGCATCTCTGGGCGGTGGATCGGTGCATTACTCGCACCTATCTGCAGGACGTGAGCGAGTCCGTGGCGGCGTATCTTCGCACCCTCGAAACTCGCGGCGCAATCCTGGGCAGCCGGGTTTATGTTGACCCAGACGCCAACACTGCGACCGACGTGGGCAATGGCCAGGTCACGATTGATTTTGAAATCACTCCGACTTATCCAGCTGAGCGCGTTCGGTTCCGTTCAATCCTGACCAACGGATTCATTCAAAACATCCTGACGGACAGCGAGGCCGACGACAATTCGGCACTCGAAGACGGCGACCAAAACAACCCCGACAATCAGGCGACAGCCGATCAGTCTGGGTCAGGCACAACCACACCCTGAGGAGGATTGAACAATGCTGCCACGGACTCTTAGAAATTTTTCGATGTTCCTTGACGGTGTCGGCTTTGCCGGCAAGGTCACTGAACTGACACTGCCAGCCCTCGGGATTCAAACCGAGGAATACAGGGCAGGCGGGCTAGACGCCCCGATCGCAATCGACATGGGTATGGAGGCGTTGACCTGCAGCTTTACCCTTGCCGAATATGACACCGACATGCTCAAAATGTTTGGTCTTTATGACCAGAACGCTGTTCAGCTCACCGCTCGCGGTGCTTTGCAGCGCAACGGTGACACGGACGCCGTTGCTGTCGTTTGCAACCTGACCGGTTCAATTACGAATTTTGACCCAGGTGCTTTTGAAGCCGGCGCCGTAACGGAGGCCGGTTTTGAAATGGCGGTTCGCAGCTATAAGCTCGAAATCGCCAGCGAAACGCTTATCGAAATCGATGTTGAGAACATGAAGCGGATCATCAACGGCACCGATCAGCTCGAATCTCTACGCACTGCAATGGGGATCTAATAGATGGCCTCAAAATCACGCCCTACTGAAACCATCGAGCTTGATTATTCAATTGAGATTGATGGGGTGTTGGTCGAAACGCTCACCATGCGTCGGCCAACCGTTCGTGATCAAATGGTGATTGATAAAGCAAAAGGAACCGACACGGAAAAGGCGGTTAAATTCTTCGCAAACCTTTGCGAGGTTGCGCCGTCTTCCATCGAGGCCCTGGACACTGTCGACTTTACGAAACTCTCGGAAGTCTTGCAGGATTTCCAAGCCCCCCAGTCGGAGACCTGAGGCGGGGGGTCGTCATCCTCTCGAAGCTCACCGGCTGGGGGTTGGATGAGATCCTCGACCTGACAACCGAAGACCTTTTATCCTGGGTAAAGACTGCCCAGGGCATCGAGGAAGAGATCGCCAAACAAGCAAAACGGAGGGGCTAGACAATGACGGCAAAGCTTAGCCTCAAGATTGGCGCCGAGGTTCTTGGCTCTTTTAAGAAGTCGATCAAGACCGCTCAAAAGCAGCTCTCGACGTTTAATCAGAATATAAAAAGAAGCGTCAACGATGCAGCCGCTGGCGCGTCGAAGGGCTTCAAAAACGTCATTAGGAATGATGCTTTTCAGGCCGCAGCGGTTGGAGCCGCCGCCCTGGGAACAGGCCTAACCAAAGCTGTTAGAACAGCCGCAGACTTTCAGAGCGGAATGCTGAAAGTCAAAGCGATCAGCGGCGCGAATGAAGAGCAATTTAAATCACTTACAGCCAAAGCAAAAGAGCTCGGCAGAACGACCCAGTTCTCAGCGCGGCAAGCCTCAGACGCCATGGGCTTTCTGGCCATGGCTGGATATGACACAAACCAAATTCTGAGCGCAACGCCTCAGATGATGAACCTGGCCGCAGCCGGGGGCCTGGAGCTCGGCGAAGCGGCAGACATTGCATCGAACATCTTGGGAGGCATGGGCCTCAAGATTGAAGACACCGCCCTGGTGACCGATGTTCTGGCCAAAGCAGCATCGAGCGGCAACACCAACATTCAAATGATGGGCGAGGCGTTTAAGTACGTTGCGCCAACCGCAGCCCAGGCGGGCGCCAGTATTCAAGACATGGGCGGCGCCATGGCGTTGCTGGGCAACTCAGGCGTTCAGGCCAGCGTCGCAGGTACGGGCCTTAGGTCTGTTTTGCTGAACCTCAGCGGAGCAAATGAAAGCGCAAACAAGGCGATGGCGCGCCTCAACATTCAAAACAAAGACGCCGCCGGAAACATGCGCCCCCTGGCTGACATCCTGGGCGATGTTGAGCGGGCAATGGACGGCGCCAACATGGGCACGGCTGAACGCATGGAGCTGCAAAAGCAGCTGTTCGGGAAAACAGCAGTGGCAACCGGCTCAATCTTGCAGGAGGCCGCCGCCAATGGCGAGCTGGCCGCAATGGTGGCCAAGGTCACCGACAGCCAGGGCGCAGCTGGTGAGATGGCCAAGATTCAAAACGCTGGTTTTGAAGGCTCGATGAAGCGCCTGGCATCAGCTGCTGAGGGCCTGGCGATTGCTTTTGGCACGCCTTTGCTCGGGCCACTGGCAACCGTGGCCGAAGGTCTCGCGGCAGTGCTTGCCCCCATTGGTCAGCTGCTCACCGATATGCCGATCTTGGGCACAGTCGCAGGCATTGCGGCCGCTGCTTTCGTGGGCTTTGTCGTCGTGATTCCGATCATTGCGGCAGTCAGTGGCGCCATGGCCGCCCTGGGCATCACGGCCACCGGAATGTGGGCGGCGATCACTGGCCCGGTTGGTCTTGCGGTGCTTGCAGCCATTGCAGTGATTGCAATTTTTCAACTGCTTTACAACAAAGTCGAGCCGTTTAGAAATTTTGTCGACGCTTTAGGGGCTGCAGTAAAACAAGCCGTTCAATCGATGCTTTCGTGGTTTGGCAAGCTGCCCGAAAGGATCGGCAAAATAGTTGATAACGTAAAAGCATTTTTTACTAATGGGCTTGCAGCAATCAAAAAAGATACGGCGAAAGTTGTTCTTTCACTTATTGCCACTTGGCTCACTTTGCCGCTAAAGATTGCCGGCTTTGTTAATGACATCATCGCCCATTTTACGGGCATTGATTTATTTGCAGCGGGAACTGATGCGCTCACCTCAATGTGGGAGGGCTTCAAATCTGTTTGGCCGCAAATGATTGACTGGCTAGTTAACGGGTTCAAGAATGCAATGAGCGGCGTGGCCCGTGCCATTAACCCCATGAACTGGTTTGGTGGTGGCGACGAGGGAACGCCGAGCACTATGGCCCCAAGCACGGGAGGCCCTCAAGGCGTGCCAGTCCGCGCCCTAGGCGGTCCGGTCTCAGCCGGTCGAACCTACCTAGTAGGAGAACGCGGCCCTGAGTTGTTTTCTAGCCAGCAATCTGGGCAAATCCTCAGCAACTCGCGAACCATGGGCGCGATGAGCATGGCGCCGACAATCAACATCAGCGTGGCCAATTCAAACGCCAGCCCGGAAGACATCGCCGCAGCGGTGGCCCGTGGGCTCGATGATGCTCTAATGGAAGCGGAGGCCGGGGTTCGCGCCCTGTTGAATGACTGATGGCTGAGGAAGTTCTTTTAACCCTGGGCGAGTATCAGTTCGGGATGAGCACCGCCGCCCATGACAGCCTCAAGCGCTCGAAGGCTTACCGCTGGGTGACACAGCAACGCCTAGGCCGTGATCCTGCCACGCAGTTTGTCGGCCCTGGGTCTGAAACGATCAGCCTCAGCGGCTCAATTTATCCGCATTTTCGCGGGGGCCTGGAGCAGATTAACGAAATGCGCGCAGAAGCCGACGCAGGCGAGCCGCTTTCTCTCGTCGATGGTCGAGGCAACAACCTGGGCCAGTGGTGCATTAAGTCAATCAGCGACACAGAAAAGCAATTCGTCGGCCCAGGAATTCCGCGCTGCATTGATTTTTCAATGACCCTGACCGCATACGGCCCGGACAACTCAACCGGAAACGGCGAGGGTGAGGGTGGTTTTAATTGGCTTTCTTTTTTCGCGTGAGGTGATCTAATGGCAATTTTTTACAACTGCAAAGACGGCGAACAGCTCGACCAGATTTGCCGGGATATTTACGGATATTCACGCGGCAGCGTTGAGGCTGTGCTCTCGCATGAAACCAACCGTGAGCTGGCTAAAAAAATGCCAGGCTTGGCCGCTGGTGATGTGGTTTATCTGCCTGACCTGGCCCCCCAAGAAACTGGGGTCAAAACAATCAATCTCTGGAGCTGATCAGTGCGCCCGCGTTTTCGTCTGGATATTGGCGGCAGTGACGTGACCGATCGCGTATCGGATCGGGTGCTGTCGATCAAGGTGAATGATGAGGCCGGGCAAAAATCAGACACGCTCGACATCACGCTCGACGATCGCGATAACGCTCTTTCAATTCCTGAAGCCCGCGCAGAGATGCAAATATGGCTTGGATATGGCGACGGCGATCTCACGTATATGGGACGCTTCACGATCGACGAGGTGGCCCTAAAAACAAATCCGGCCACGATGACGATCAGGGGCAAAGCCTCAGACAGCTCGCCAGAATTTAAGGCTTCAAAAACGCGCAGCTGGCACCAAGTCACAATCGGAGAAATCGTCAGCACGATCGCAGGAGAGCACAGCCTCACGCCTGCCGTTCATGTGAGCTACGAGGGAAAAATCGTTGATCACATTGACCAAGAGGCCGAAAGCGACGGGCATTTTCTGACCCGCCTGGGCAAGCTCTACGGCGCAATTGCCAAGCCTGCAGACGGGCGGCTGCTGTTCATTCCTGAGGGGCAGGGGATCTCAACCACTGGGCAAACGCTCAGCGCTGCGATCATCACGAAAGAAGAGCTCACCGCTATTTCGGCCACGATTAAAGAGCGCGGGGCCTATAGCGGAGTGATCACGCGCTACCGGGACAAAACAACAAACCGCGAGGTCGAGGTCGAGACGACAGAGGCCTGGCAAAGCTATCTAGGGGCCGGTCCCGTTTTCCGTGATAAAAAACTTTACACTTCCAGGGACATGGCGGAACAGGCCGGGAAAGCAGAGCTCGACCGGTTACGCGGCGGGAACGTTCAAATCGACTTCACAATGCCGGGCAGGCCTGACATCTTTGCAGAAAGACCCATAAAATTAGAAGGGGTGAGAGCCCCGCTTGCTGGTGATTGGATCGTAAAAACCGTTTCGCACACCCTTGGCAATTCTGGCCTTCAGACCAAGGTCAGCGCAGGTTCTAAGCCTGAATGAGCGATAAAATAAGCCCTACAGGAGGGCCAGATATGACACAGCGCCCGACCTTCTGGCAAAACCTAATCAATGGCACAGGCCAGGCCTTGCCGCTGGCTGTGATCACCTCGCTGATGGCGTTCGGCACCGTAATGGTGAACGTTCAGATTCAAATCACTGAGTTGAAATTAAAGCAGGATGAGACCGTAAGACTTTTGATCAGGTCTGAGGAAAGCAGAGAGAAGGCCCTCGCCTGGTTAAAAGAAGAAATAGAAGACATCGAGAAGCGCGTCGACCGGCTGGAAGGCCGTCGACCTTAGGGGAAAAAATGGGATTCATCGCAAGAGCTTTTGAGCATTACGAGGGGCTCCCACATCAACGCGACGCAATTGCAAAGCTTGAGGGCATGATCGAGCCGCACGTCGTGCGGGCGTTCGCCGACGTGTTCAGCCCGAGCGCAGACGTTCGCAGGATCTTAGATGTCCCGTTTATGTCTCAACTGGACAACGTCCACATGGCGCACCGCACTTGTAACGCTTCAAGCTGCGCGATGTGTCTGGCCTACTTAATGCCCGGAGTAATCCAGGGCGACGACGATTTGATCGTCGAATGTATGGCGTCAAAAATTGACGTGACCAACCACCAAGGCCTCACAAAAGTCTTGCGACGCTATGGCCTAGAATCTGTTTTCCGCTACGACCTGACGCGCGAAACGCTCGCCAGTGAACTAGCGAACAGCCGGCCGGTGGTGATGGGGATCCTCCACAAGGGGCCGAAATCTAAGCCCTGGGGCGGTCACATGATCGTTGCCGTGGGATTAGATCCGGCTGCCAACGCGGTGATATGCCACGACCCTTACGGGTCTTTTCTCGATGGCTACTCTGGAGACGCCGACAGCGGCAAATTCGTGAGCTATCCCTGGGCGGAACTTACCCCCCGTTGGCTATGCGAAGGCCCGGCCTCTGGCTGGGGTCGCCTTTTTCTAACCTCTCGAACACAGGAGACACCTAATGCAAATCTCAGAAGTGCTTAGCAGCCCCGCGACCTGGATCATCTTGGCCGCTGTTTCAGAAGTCATCGCGCTCAGCCCATTGCGCTCGAACTCAATTGTTCAGCTCTTGCTGCAGGCCGCGTTTTCACTGAAGCCAAAAAAAAACTAGGGACTAACATCCCGCCAGATGGCCGCTGGCTTTTTCGCTTTGATACTCGAAGCCCTATGGAAAAGGTTCAGCGGATCTTGGCGGCCAAGAAATTCCACGCAACGTTAGGGGGGAAACTCGATGCTCAAATTTCTAAAGTCGCTGACCTTCTGGACAGCAAGCTCGCCAAAAAAGAAACCGATCGGATTCGATCGGAATATACCGAGCACCCCATCGATCCCAAAAACATCGGCACCCCAGCCGAGGCCCTCGGTGGACCCATCAGCTATTCGTCGGCCCATCGTCGAGACGCAAAAAAAACAGCGCGCGGCGATGATCCATCAGCTGACGCTTCATGAGGGAATGCGCCAATTCCCGTACAAATGCACTAGCGGAAAATTAACGATTGGAATCGGGCGAAACCTAGACGATCGCGGCATAACTGAGGCAGAAGCCGGATATTTACTAGGCAATGACATCGACGACTTTCAGGACCGGCTCACGCGCGAAATCCCATGGATGGTGGAGCTCGACGCGGTACGCCAGCGCGTTTTGCTGGACATGGCGTTTAATCTTGGCGTTCCGGGCCTTCTTAAATTCAAACGAACCCTAGCCGCCATCAGGGGCAAGGAATACGACCGCGCGGCGGCCATGATGCTCGACAGCAGATGGGCCACCCAGGTGGGTCAGAGGGCCAAGCGCCTCAGCCACATGATGGCAACGGGCCACATTCCCCCGGAGCTGATATGACCGACATAATCCACGACCCAGTGAACAGCCCGAGCCACTATTGCAAGGGCGAGGGCATTGAGTGCATCGACGCGATCGATGCCGCGATCAGCGACCTGTCGGGAAGCGAAGCACATTACACCGCGACCGCTCTGGCTTACCTGTGGCGCTGGAAATCGAAGGGAGGTGCTCAGGATCTGAAAAAAGCGAGGTGGTACCTCGACCGTTTGATTGAGCGCGTCGAGTCTCGCTAAGCAATGCCCCGGCCTGATCCACGGCGCGTCTGCGCTCAGTGTCGATCAGGTGGGCATACCGGCGAGTGGTGGCCACAGAAGCGTGGCCCAGAAGCTCGCCAACCACCCCGAGCGTCTGCCCCGAGCTGAGCAGATACGACGCGAAGGTGTGGCGCAAGTCATGGAGCCATAGGTTGCGGATCCCCGCCGCTTCCTTCAGTTGGGTCCACGGCTTTTGTGGCTGGGCCATGTGGTTTTTTCCTCGGCCACGGATCAGCCACTCTGAGGGGGGTTCATGATCCTGCAGCTCGCGGATCACTCGCATGGCGTCAGAGCCGAGCACGATCTCCCGGTGCTCTGTTTTATCCGTCTTATGCTTGGCGGGTGTTATGAGGCAGCGCTCCAGATTGACCTCAGACCACCGAGCCGTCATGATCTCGTTTCGCCGTGCTCCCGTGAGCATCAGCAACTGAACGAGACAAGCAAAGCGAAAATGAATCCCCCCTCTTTCTTTCTTAGCTCTAAGTTCTGCGAGCAAGCGGTCGACCTCGTCAGGCGAGGCATACCGGCGGCGCGATTTCTCGGGGTGGTGCTCTATGCCATGGCAGGGGTTCTCGTCAGCCCACCCCCAGCGCTTGGCCAGGGCGAAAGCTTTGCTCAGAGTCTCAAGGCACCTATTCGCCGTGACGGGGCGCGGGTGGCTGCTGTGCCACTCCCACAGTGCGGCCTGGTCTATATCGCGCAGGCGCCAGTTCGCGAACGGCGCGCGCATGATGTGCAGCCGAAAATTTATTTCATCGTTCTGGGCACTTTTGACCGACTTCCTGGGGATCGCCCAGCCCTCCATATAAGCGGGGAACAAATCACGCAGGGTTTTGTCTGCCCGTCGTTCGCGCTTCTGCGCCCCAGGGTCTTCACCTTGCATAACCGCCAGCCGGTAACCGGTGGCAATGATGCGCGCTTTCTTTAGTGACACCTCGTCGACATGGCCGATCTTGATTGAGCGGTCCCATTTCCCGTCGAGCCCGTATCTAAAAACGTAAGTTGTGCCCCGGCTAATGTTCAGGCCTGAAACCTTTGCGTCTGATTCCCATCGTTTTGTCATGCGATCTCTCCCCGTTCTGGACCGCGCAGGGACCGCAAAAATGCGGGTTAATGCGTGATCTGTGATTATCTGGGAGGAATCTTGCAAAAACAGCGCGCAGCTGTAAAGCAAAGAAAAACAAGGCTTAATGATGCCGGATGACCAAAAATGATGGCATCCCGTAGGGGAATCGAACCCCTCTTTTCAGGTTGAAAACCTGGCGTCCTAACCGATAGACGAACGGGCCACGATGGTGAAATAGCCAATGATTTCTGAATCTTCAAGCAAAAAAAACAAAACTTTGAAAATTTTATTTTTGCCTTTGGACCGCGTCTGGACCGCGTAATTTTTCGATGCGCCATGCTCACAGCGGCGGCACACTAAAGCATCGACCCGCGACAATCTGCCACGCCATGACATGCAGAATTTGCCCAAAATGCGGCGCGCGCTTCATGGCTGGCCGCCTTTTCTGGTCTACTGGACAGCCTGGCGACCCTGAGGTTTTGGCAAATCTGGTCTGCGATCTGCCCCAGGTTCAAAGGGGCGGGGGCTGCATAAACAGCGCATCGAGCAACCCTATGAAAGACACATGGGAAAAGCGGGCGGCATTCTCTGATGCCATGGCGGAAGAGATGGACATCCCACAAGCCCCGGAATTTAAGCCCCGCGACTTCCTCGCAGGCTTTGACGACTGAGCCGATATCCTAGAGGCATGGAAGACCAGCAAGCCGAGGACCAACACCCAGGGGCGCCCTGGCTTGTCGGCGATCTTCCGCTAGAGCTCGATTTCGAATGCGAGAGCGTCATCAGGAAAATCGCAGAACTGAACGACGCGCAAACTAGAGAGCTGGCCAAGGTGGCGCTAAAGCATAATTTTCGATTGGTTCACATGCTGCGCCAGTCAATCGACCGCGTCCATGAGGTGGAAGACGCGATCGACGATCTGTGCGATCAGATCACAGGCCCAAGCGCTTGATTTGGTAGCCTTCGCCCTGAACGATCCCCAGCTCATAGAGGACCATCGTGGCGCGTTCCATGGTCAAAAAGCGCCAGGCGTTGAGTTCAGTGTCCCACCGAAGGCCCGCTTCAGTGAAAGCTAAAAAGCCGTTTGGACCTTGCACGACAAAGCGTGCGTCGACAGATGATGAGCTCATTTTCTTAATTCAGTTCGTCGTTGAATTTCAGCGCACGCCTGGGATGCGTTGTCGACATGACATCGGCGGATGAGTCGGTCTGACTCCCATTCTCCAAGGGCTGCACCCGCGAAGATTGCAACCGTCCAGGCGAAAACGCCTAAGACTCCAAGGCTAAGTCGCTGAACTTTCCTTTCCAGCTGGGGCAGCCTGACGCGCAGGATGTGATCATTCACGCGGCTGCGCGCAATCTGGGCGTGTTGCCCTGGATAGGGAAACAGCTCGATGTTTGTTTGTTTTTTAGTTTTCATTTCCAATCGGGGCAGTTTTGGCGGCATTGCTCCTCAATGGCCCAGAACAAGGCCACCTCGGCAAAGCCTTCCGGCGAGCAAGGCCAGCTGTCAGATCTCATGCCGTAATCGTCAAGAATTTGGAGCGGGCGTTTTCCCAAGGTTTCCGCTTTGTCGTCAAGCATCATCCAGATGTAAAAAGCATGTTCTGAGTAGAGGTCAACAACGTTGGACGACTTAAAACTTTCATTCCAAGTAACACCAACAACTTCGAGGCCATCTCGAACAATAATTTTTTGCTCTGTGGGGTCGAGATTTTCTCGAACCCATTCGTCAATCCGTTTCATTTTTTGAGGTAGAACGTGGACAACTGATCGAGATCTCATGCACTATCGCGGCGCGGTTGTTTTATGCGCGGATGTCCCGCCTGGGCGGTGCATGGTGATCTCTGAAGGTGCGACGGCCTACTTTGAAAATCAGGCCGCCGCTGAGGCTTATTTGGACATGACAGCTCAGAAGGGGATTTCGTCCCCGCCTAAAGCATTGGCCAAAGACTGAGCGCCTTGCTGGGCTGTTACCACTGGGGCGGGTGGCTGTTGCTGCTGAGCCTGCCCAGGGGTGCCAATCTTTTCGACCTTGGCAAACGCGACGACAAGCTTTTCGCCTGGGGTGCCGTCTCGCTTTGTGTAGGTCTGACGCTCAAGCTCCCCTCGGGCGTCGATGAGATCGCCTTTGTGGAACTTGTCGGCAATAGTCGCGGCCTGGGCGCCCCAGACCTCAACGCTGATCCACCACGCGGGCCGATCAATCCAGCTGCCATCAGCCTGTCGATCGCCGCGTTGCTTCACTGCCATTCTGAGCTCACATTTTTGTTTGCCAGACTGAAACGTTTTCAGCTCTGGATCTGCGCCAAGGCGCCCTGTGGTTTGAACTGTGGTGCTCATGGTTTGTCTGCCGGGTCGTGGGTTTTTTCGTAGGCGATGAGATCCTCTACTGAGTAGAGAATCCGCGCGCCGACTTTGGTGAACTTGGGGCCGATCCCCTGGTGTCGCCAATTGGCGAGGGTGTGGGCAGCCATTCGCCAATAATCGGCGAGCTCTTTGGGGGTGAGAAACATTTTTGGTGGTTCGTCACCTGTGGCGAGATGCCGGAGAGGGTGATCATGTGTCATCGGTCAAACCTTTCCAGCAGCTTGGCGGGGCGTTTTGTGGGTTACTCCAAGAGCTTTTGGCGTTGCCCATATAATTGCCTGGACCGCTCGCGCCTTGGTCAGACCGAAGCACGGGGGGGCCAGCAAGCGCAGAGAAGACAGTGGTCCACCTGATCCATCTGGATTCTTTTAAGTCTGTGATAAGTAGATTAACCATGTACGTTTTCCTCGCTTGCTTGGTCAGAGCTTTCCTGCTGCTCTGCCGTTGTTGCTGGGTTCTTACTCTCCTCAGTGATGACAACTGCCTGAACGGCGTTGTTCTTTTGTTGTTCAATCGCTTGCTGCAGCGAAAGATTGTGAGTCTCAGGTTGATATGTAGATCTGTCAACTTTTGTGATGTTATTACGTTGCGACATAGTGTCACTGTCGTGAACATCAAGCCCTAAAAGTATTTCAGGACAATTAAGATCAATCAACCATTTAGCCGATCGAAGCCTTAACATTTGTTCGGGAATTGTTTTGTACTTGTTGTTTTTGGTCCAGCCTTCGAGGCGTGCCATTTGCATCGAGACCGTTACCTCAACCACGTCGCCATCATGCGTGGGCGCGTAAGCCGTAACGGCCAAGCTTTCGGGCTTCCCGTCGCCTTTGTCGATCTTGTAGCGAATCGGGCCAGCAAAAGCGCCGGAGCGGTTAGCCAAGGCGATCGCAAGCTTTGCGGAAAACCCAGGGCGGCCGCTGATCATAAAAATGTTCTGTAGTGCCGTAAGCGGGGCGATTCCCAGTTCGAGAGCGAGTTGGACGACAACAAAACAGTCTTGAGGCTGATTCTGGAAGTGTTGCGGCACCATACGGCTGCCAGCGAAAGCATTAGCAGCGCGCCACAACTCGTCGAAATCCCAGGATGGGCGAGCATTGGCAAGAGAATTCGGCTCATGTGTTGCAATTGCGTTTTCTTGATTCATAGCGCCCACCGGGGGAGTTCCAGGGATTGAATGTTTTTGTCAAAGCCGGGCCACTCGTCGAGTTCCTGGCATTTTTTAAATTCCTGCAGCGCTTCGCGGTACTGGACACGGCCCGCTTCCATCATTTGGTCGCTGCATTCATAGACGGCCACCGCGTGCGGGGCTTCTTTTTCGACCACAACGAAAAGAAAATTTTCGATCGGCCCCCAGTCGCCCGCGACGTTCAAAAGGTCCGTATAGAACGCGGCTTGCCAGTGATATTTGAAATTGGCGACAGCCTTCCCAAATCCCTTTGGGCCGGCCCCGCCATAGCGACGGCTGCAGGTTTTCACGTCAATGATGTAAGTCTTGTTTGCGATCGTTTGGATCCTGTCGATCTTGCCTTTGAGCATCATTCCCGTTTCTGGGTCGATGGCTTGGCAAACTTCCTCGGAGTATCCCCCAGGGCCTTCGATCAAGGCTGAGGCAATCGGAGACTTGAGAATGGCGGTATTCATGCGTTCGATGCAGTCCCAGTCGGCGGCTGGGATTGGCTCACGATCGCCGACATTGGCCAGCCATTCGGCGTAGGCCTCTTTTCCGGCTTTTGTGCGCTTGTCGAAATCACCCTCTCGGATGTACCGCTTTGCGTACTCTTCGCGGCCTTCCAAGTTCAGGCAGTGCAGGCCTGAACCAATCAACAGGGCAGGGCCTCGGACTTCAGGCGCGCGGTCTGGGTTTAGGTAGCGCTCCCAGTAGTACAGCGGGCACTCAGCGAAGAGCTTGAGGCCGGAGTTATTTACCGCCTTTAAAGCCCGATATTCGGGGTCAGGCATTTGCATGAGTGGACCTCCTTAGTGTTCCCGCGAGGTCATCGCGGTCCCTGAATGCTACCCCACAATCTCGAAAAGTCATGGATGATTTCATTTCTTCATTCATATTCCTAAACCTTCCTTTTTCTTTTATTATCAAGCACTTAGTGATGAGCTAGGCCTAAGGGATGCACAGAATCGAGTCAAGGAAAAATTGATGAGAGTGATCCTGAGGGACTACCAGCAAACAGCAGTCGATCAGATTCGCGCGGCCTATTCGCACGGGCGCCGGTCGGTGCTGTTCTGTCTTCCTACGGGTGGCGGCAAAACAGTTGTCTTTTGCTACGTGGCGGAAGCTGCAGCCGCCAAAGGAAAACGGATCGTAATCTTGGTTCACCGGCAGGAGTTGGTCCGACAGTCAGTCGAAAGCCTGCAGGCCCTGGGCCTTGAGGTGGGCGTCATTGCGCCGGGTGAACCCGAACGGCCAGACCTGCCGATTCAAGTGGCCTCGGTCCAGTCGCTGGCGCGCAGGCTCGGCCGCTGGGCTGATGCGTTTGATTTCATCGTGATCGATGAGGCCCATCACACCGCTGCCGGCAGCTGGCAAAAAGTCATCGACGCATTTCCTAAGGCGCACCGCCTGGGCGTGACCGCAACACCTGAACGCCTGGACGGCAAAGCCCTGCGCCCTTGGTTCGATGAGCTGATCTGCGGCCCTGGAACCTGGGAGCTGATGCAAGCCGGGCACCTGGCCCCCTGCAAAATCCTATGTCCACCGACTGGGACTGATTTCAAAAAGCTGCGCGTCTTGGGTGGCGATTTCAGAAAAGATGACGCGGCCGAGGCAATGGCAAAAGCCACCCTTATGGGCGACGTTGTGGGCCACTACAAAAAACACCTGGCACCCGCCACGGCAATCGCGTTTTGTGTCACCGTGGCACACGCTGAGAGCTTGGCAGCGCAATTTCAGAGCGCAGGCGTGCGGGCGGCTGTAATTGACGGCACTCTGAGTACAACTACCCGTCGTCAACTAATCGACGGGCTTAGGACCGGAGAGGTTCAGGTTTTGTGTAGCTGCGAAGTAATCAGCGAGGGCACCGACGTTCCATCGGTAGGCGGGGCCATTCTTTGCCGGCCCACAAACAGCCTCAGTCTTTTTCTTCAACAGGTCGGGCGATGCCTTAGGCCTGCTGTTTCCAAAACCCAGGCCGTGGTTCTTGATCATGCTGGGAACGTAGCACGTCACGGACTGCCGCAGGACGTGAGAGCCTGGAGCCTGGACGGGGCCAAGATCCGCCAAGCCGAAGAGAAGCGCCGCGACGCCCCATGGGTGACCGTCTGCCAGCATTGTTTTGCGGCGATCCCTGGAGGTGGCGCCCCGTGCCCCTACTGCGGGGCCGAGCAAGTGAAAGCAAAACCAAAGCCCGCCGGAGTCGTGGGCGAGGGTGAGCTGAGAGAAATAAGGATCGAAGATGCTTTGATCAGGATTAGAGAGAAGGAAGAAAAAAGGAGACAGAAGAATCAACAGAGCCAGGCGCGCAGCCTTGCGGAACTCCAAGCACTCGCGAAAGAGAGGGGTTATTCTCCAGGCTGGGCCTATCACATCCACAAGAGCCGAAACCAACGTGGCCGCTTCTTATGAACAGGCGATTCAAAACGACATTCGGCTCGAACTAGGCAACGGAGACTGTCGCCTTTTTCGGAATAACACCGGTTGCCTGAGAAACGATCGGGGCCGGATTGTTTGCTTTGGCCTGGCGAAAGGATCCAGCGATTTAATTGGCTGGAAGACGATCACCATTACAAAAAAAATGGTGGGTCAGAAAGTTGCAATTTTTACAGCAGTTGAAGTCAAAGACAAAGGGCGACCAACAAAAGAGCAAAAGGGATTTATCAGTTGTGTGCAAGCTGCGGGAGGCTTTGCCGGGATAGCGAGGAGCGTTGAAGATGCGAGAAAAATCATGGAGTTCATGGGCAAGGACTAGCCAAACTCTGACACCTGTCCTAGAACTGGCGCGCGTCCTACCTGCCGCTTTTTTTATGCCACCGCGAAAGCCCAAAGACCCCAACGAACGGGTCGACATAAGAGAGCCGCGCTACGCTCTCGCAGCATTAGAAACGCTTTTCAGGCAATGCCACCAGAAGCCCATACCGTGGAAAGTTACCGAGCCCGAGATATGGCATTTTGCAAAGTTTCCCGAAATTTGGGCCACTCAAGCGATCCAAAAAAAGGCAAGCGGTTGGAACTATCGCCGTGCTGAGCCCGTCGTGATCAGGGTTCGTCAACTTTATATTTGGGCGTCGCCCATTCTGGAGAACTAATCGAATGGGACTAATTGAAGAAACCGCAGCCCTCCCGAAGGGTTGGAATTTTCTGCTCTGCAAAAACAAAGGCGACGGCAGCAAAGCGGCCTATCAAAAAGATTGGAGAAACCTCAGGCAAGATGCGGAGAAGATCGCCGAGCTGCTAGGCCAGCCGATCGGGCGTGATGCCTCGATGATTGGCGTCTTGCTGGGAGAGGCGTCTGGCGGATTGCTCGCAGTGGATCACGACGGCGAGTCAGCCTCTGAGCTGTTGCGGTCAAAGTTCAGGATCGAGCGCCTGCCAACAACGGCCACGATCACATCGGGCAAGCCCGGCCGCTTCTGCAGTTTTTACCGCGTGCCCCCTGCTGAGGCAGCCAGCCTTAAGCACATCAGTTTTGCCACGGGCGTGACTGGCCCAGATGGCAAAGAGGAAGCCCTCGAACTCCGTTGGACCGGTCAGCAGATCGTTGCAGGCATACACCCAGAAACGGGCAACCCTTATCAGTGGCTGATGCACCCAGATGATGCGGGGATTGCGGAAGCGCCCGCCGTTTTGCTTAAGGCCATGAAAAAGCAAGACCGGCAGGCCGCCCCCTTGCTGGAACAGCGCCCCAGGAAAAACAACAAGCCAACAAGCATCGACGACGATGTGCCCCTGGAAAAGCTCCTGGCCCGCAATCACCGCGACTTGATCGCCAAAGGCTGCAGCCAGGGCGGCCGCAACAATGCCGGGTTCAAGCTGGCCGCCGATTTGATCGGCGTTGTGGACTGGTGCAAAGCCGAGGGCGTGCGATACAGCGGCCACCCTGGCGAGCTGTTTCTGGATTTCTGCGCCCGATGCAGCCCACCACTGAGCGAGCGGGAGGCCCGGACCATATACGAAAGCGCAGAGCAGAACGCCCCAGGCCCTTGCCTGTCGGAAGACAAGCTGCGGGAGTGTGTCGAGGCTGCAGCCAGGCGGCAACATCGAGACAGCAACCCGCCGCCGCAATATGTGCCGCCAGAACCACCCCGAGAACTTGATCAATCGGGGCCTTTCCAGTTTCTCGGATTCAATAAAGATCAATACTTTTATTTGCCCCGAGGTCAAAAACAGGTCATCGGAATCTCAGCCAGCGCACACATCGAGCGCCGCTTGCTCACTATCGCGCCCCGCGCATGGTGGCTTCAAACTTTCCCCAAACCAGCCGCCCAAAGAAACGCCGAGCCATCCATCGACTGGTCAACCGCCTGCAGCTGGCTCTATGAAATGCAACACCTACAGGGTGTTTATGACCCTCGCCGGGTCCGAGGCCGTGGATTCTGGATCGACGCCGACCGCGTAGTGATTCACCTGGGCGAGCGCGTGATCTGCGACGGGGTCGAGGTTGAGGTCGGCAAAGTCAAAAGCCGTTTTATCTACGAACAGGGCGCCGCGTTAATCGGCCCGGCACTTGATGATCCAATGCCCTTGGGAGAGGCTCAAGCCATTCTTGAAACGGCCGCGCTGTGCCGCTGGGAGCATCCAGCCTCGGCCGCCATGTTGGCCGGCTGGGTGGCCTTGGCCCCTGTTTGCGGATCCTTGAGATGGCGCCCCCACTGTTGGTGTGTTGGAGGGGCAGGTTCAGGGAAATCGACGGTTCTTTCTGATTTCGTCAAGCCATTGCTAGGCGAAATGGAAACCAGCGTTCTGGGGGCCAGCACTGAGGCAGGGCTACGCCAGCACCTGGGCAGCGATGCCATCCCCGTGTTGATGGATGAGGCCGAGCAAGCTCAGGCACGCGATGAGGAGCGATTGCAAGCCGTGATGGAACTGGCCAGGGCGTCAAGCTCTGAGACCGGGGCCAAGACCCTCAAGGGCACCGCCTCAGGGACCGGCCAGGAATACTTGATCCGATCGATGTTTCTCCTTAGCTCGATCACGTCGAGCCTTAAGCAGGGCAGCGATAAAAGCCGTTTCGCTTTGCTGCAGCTCCGCAACCCCGCGAACGACACACCGGCCGAGCAAGCCCTGCACGCGGCCGCCTGGGAAGACCTAAGGAAGCGGCTTAGCGACATAGACACCAAGACAGGCCAGCGGCTGATTGCCCGGACTGTTCGGCGGCTGCCGGTGCTCTTGCGTGAATGTGAGCTGTTCGCTGATTGCTGCTCTGAGGTGTTCGGATCTCGCCGAGCTGGTGATCAGTTCGGCTTTCTGATGGCCGGGGCTTTTTCCCTGGTCAGCGATGAAGAGGCGACCCTCGAAACTGCCACGGCATTCATCGGCCAGCATTCCTGGGAGGAGTTTTTAGAACCGGCTCGGGACGCTGCAGACCATGAGCGGTGCTTGAACCGCATCCTCGAAAGCCGGGTCAGAATGTCCGGCACTGACATGGAACTGCCCATGGGTGAGCTGCTAGAGATCCACCTGAATCGAAACCTGCACGCTGAGATCACCAGCAAACGCGCTGGCGACATCTTGCAGCGCAGTGGCTTGAAGGTCAGCGAGGGGCGGCTTATCGTCTCGGCCAATCACACCGCCATCGGTCGGATTCTGGAAAAAACGCCATGGAGTAACGACTGGCGCACTGTCTTAAAGCAGATTCCAGGGGCTGAGGTCAGCCCGTCGACCTATTTCACAGGGGGGCATCAATCCCGAGGCGTCAGCCTGCCGATTGGGCCAAACATGCGGGGGATGGTTTAGCTGCGCGCGTGGCCGCCATCATCGCGGCCCGGCGCCGGGCTTTCTTTTGCTCTTGCGCCTGGATTATTACGAGCTCAGCCATTAGCCTTCCCCGTCTTATATTCGACTCCGCGATAAGTCAGCGCCTCAGTCTTGCGCTCTGTCCTTTCTTTTTGGTTCGTTTCGTAGCTGTTGCCGCGATAAGTGGCGACCATGATTTTTGTAGCTGGTTGCCGAGTGTATCGGTATCAATCGCTACCGTGTCGTTCATGCTGTTACAAATGCTAAAAACTGAGTACGTTGACGGCGACATGATCCGCGTTTGCCTGGAAGTGGACGGGCTCCACGCCTGCTGTTTCGTCAGTTCGGAACATCTCGTCGCAGGTAAAGAGAAAGGCCTCAGAGAGGCGATCACCCGCAAGGCATGGGCCACATTTAACGACTCTGTTGGTAAGTAGCTTTTGACCAACGCCAGACGATGCCTCGCAGCTCTCGAACCAAGCGCTGTTGCACAAAATAGTGATATTTCCCAGCGGTGAAATCGTTGCTAATTAAGTCGACCTGTTCAGCCTCGACCATTAGCTCGACCGTAAACCACCGATAACCGCAATCATTGCAGCGCCGCTGTCTGGTGATCGAGAGGCCGTCTTCTGCCCTGCGAGTGCTTAGAACGCTTTGCTGGTTTGAGTCACAGGAAGGGCAATCCACGGGAGAGGGGCAAACCGCAACCATACCACCGCCGATGGTGTTAGAGTCACGCGGGGGATAACAGAGAGGAGCGCCCAAAGCTGGCCAGGCTTGCCAACCCCCAGCCATTCACAACTTAAACAATGACTACATGCGCCCTCGCCTGGGCCGTGCTGTTGCTGTTCTTTCCGGTGGTCCTGTTGCTTTGGGCCACCGAGAGCAGAGCCGCTCGGATCCAACGCTGGCGGCGTCAGGGCCTGACCTGGCGCGCCATAGCCTCACGCCTCAACACCTCACCCACAAGCGCGCGAAGGTGGTCGATGATCTGACACATTACGAACTGTCACAGCACGTTGTCGGAGTTTGGCCCGTGCTGTCATAGTTAGGACATCAACCGCACCGGACACGATGACCGCTCAAACCTTCCAAACCGGCAACACCTACGCCATGCGCTGGGTCGGTGATGCTGACGCTCTCACTGCTTGCAAGGTGATCACGCGCACCGCCAAGTTCGTCACCTTCGAGGTTGACGGGTTCGGCCCCGCTCGCGTCGGCGTCAAGACCAACGACCAAGGCGAGTTCGCCCTCCCCCTGGGCAGCTACAGCATGGCCCCATGCGTCCGCGCTTGCCGGGCTATGGCCTGATGGCCCTCCCGCCTCTCAGCCTTTCCGAGACCATCACTCACGCATTCCCTCCCATGTACTGGATTGACCTCATCAAATCCGAAGCCGAGCGCGCAGGAATCAAGATCGGCGACTCTGAGCAGTTCCTAGAGTGCGCCGCATTCACCGCCGAGATCTGCCGCAAGTCCGGCGACACCCTGGAAGCCGCAGCCGCCGAGGGCATCGCGACACACGCACACCTGATCTGAGCCACGTTGCGAAGTGTCACAGCCTGTTGTCAGACTTTGGCACGGTGCGCCATACTTAGGACATCAGCAACCCACCCCAATGACTTCACTTCAACTCCAAGCCTTCAACGCCGGTTTCTCAGTCGTCGACATGGGCAAGGCCGGCCAACAGATCCAGGGCTTCCGCTTCCTGGTCAAGCGCCAAGCCGATAACGCAATCTTCCACGAAAACACAGCCAAAGCAGTTCGCGCCCTGTTCGCCTGATGAGTTGCCCGCATCTCCCTTTCCAGGTTCAGGCATTCCGCGCCGGGGCCTGGGCGTTGCTTAGCACTCACCACAGCCAAGAGGCAGCCGCCCGCAAACTCAAAGCCGCTCGACGCAGCGAGCCCACAGTTAGCGCCGATCAGTTCCGCATCATTGACCGACTCAACCCTCGCTTTATCTACCGATGAAATTTTTCTTTTTTGCCGCCGTCATCGTTGCCGCTTTTGCTATCAACGGACCCGCTGAGATGGCCACCGTTGAGAGATGTGACGGAACGGCCGCGCAGTGCCAAAAGTTTTAGCCTGAGGCTGTGGGAGACACACCACAGACAAGGGGAGCCAAACTAAAGGGGCCACGTGAGACCGGCCCCTTTTTTCATGCTCAAGCCCAAGCGATTTGAAAAGCCCGGCGCCCTGCTAATCGAGCGCCACGTCGTCAGGGAAGGGCCGAGCCCATATTTCGTGGTCTGGCGCCCGCATACCTCGCGGATGTTCTACGACGTGCGGGAAATGCTGAGGTTTATAAAATGGCCAAAGGCAACACCCACAAGGGAAGCCCTCGACGAGTGGCTAGAAAGCCTCGACGCCCCAACGGCGCCCGCTGTCGATCTTGAGGCGATTAAGCGCGAGGGGTTCGGCCCTGAAGCGCACGCCCTGGACGAAAGCGACCCAAACAATCAAACCAAGATGATCACATGACCGAGTTCAAGTCAGAAGCCGCCAAGCACGCCCACGAAATGAACTTACGAGTGGAGCGCCTGCAGGTTCTTTATGAGCTCGACAAGCGAGACGACCCCAGCCACGAACATCACCACACGTTCACGGGGCTTTTCCAGAAATACAGGTCAGATGACAAACTGTGACAAGGGCACGCCATAGGCTGACAGGGTTTGGCATACTTAGTTCAACAACGCAGCCAACCCAATGATCACCGCCACCAAGATCCGCCGCACTTGGGTTCTCACCGCCGGAGCCTATGTGCTCCCCGGCAAGTTCAAGACCGAAGCGGCGGCCCTGGCGGCCCTGGCCGCTAAGCCCGGTTTTTACCGGTACTGGGCCGGTTCCATAGGCGCATCGGTCGCCAACTCCACCCCAGTGGTGGTCAAGGCCTGAGGGCCTTTTTTAATGCTCGCGCGTGACACATGACAAAGTGTGACACAGGCATGGCACGAGCTGGCACGGGCTGGCATACTTAGGGAGTCAAACGCACAGAGCACCATGACCAAACTTCAAGCCGCCGAAGACCGCTACATCACCGGACTCACCACCCCGAATCTGATCAAGCTCATTGAGTCCACAACTAAGCATCAAGCAGGCCTCACCCGCCCTCTCTCACAAGCTCACAACCTTGAGCAACTGCAACGCCTTCAAACTGAGCTTTTCTCCCGCCTCGCCTGAGGCCCCTGGGCCTCTCCCCTTTCGTTCTACCTTCCGAAATCATGACCACCGCCAAGCCCCGCAAGATCACCGCCACCGCTGAGACCGGAGAGGTCTTCACCCGCCGCACCGCTCGCACCTACACCCACGCCATCTACATCGAGATCACCTACAGCGACAGCCGCATCGAAAACATTGAGCCCTGCTGGGCCGGTCGTCCCGACCTGGCCGAGAAGAACCTTAGGAAGAGCCGCGAGTTCGCCGCTCGCCTGCAAGGCCAGGAGGTCTGCAACTGGGATCAGGAGAACCGGGTCAACGTCGGGACCGGCGTTTTTCGCGACAAGGTCCGCGCCGTCGCTGTTCCCGTCAACGCTTGAGACCTGCCATGACTACCGAAACCAAGGCCCAGGCATGGCGGCGTCTCGCCGTCGTTCGCAGCCGCAAGGCCAACCACTACCTGAGCAGCCTCTGCAAGCTCACGAACCGCAGTCACTACGAATGGACAGACACAAGCATTCGAGCGCTGATCGTCCTGCTGTTCCGCTCGCTTCTGGTCACCTGCGACAAATACCACCTGGACCCGGTGCCGTTATTTGAAGCCGCCCAGCGTCACCACAGGTTGGACACATGACGAACTGTGACACGGGGTGGCAAACTCTGCCATCCTGGGGTCATAATTAACTCATACGCAACCAACCACATGACACTCATTCAGCAATCCACCGAATGCGCCAACTTCTTCATCCTCACCACTGAGAAAGGCAAAACCGTTGAGGTCGCCTTGCACACCTACGGCGGCTGCACTGTTTACATCGCCCAGAACGGCGGCCGGGGCCTTAGCTACGGCAAGACCTTCCGCTCGATCGCCCAGGCTGCTGAGAGCTACAAGCGCCAAGACATCAAAACCGCTCTTTACGCTCTCGCCGAAGCTTGAGGCCTTGGGCCTCTCCTTACCTCCTTACTTTTCAAGCCATGCCAATCATCAGCTCACCCACAAGCCAGCAAATCAACCTCGAATTTTGCGCGGTGTCGATCGGGCAACAGGTCGTAACCGTCAGAGGCGGACAGCATGGCAGTCATGCAGTGCTGCGCCAGATGGGCGAAAGCGACGGGGCCGCATTGCGTCGAGCTCTCCCGGCTTTCACGTACAGACGTTTAAAAAAAGAGCTGTCGGACCTGGCAGACGACCTGGACGGAATTAGAAACCGACCGTCACCACCTCGAAACACTCGCCGACAAAATGTCACAGGATGGGGGACGCTTAACGCATCCCCCGGCGTCTTCCGGTGATGCACTGCCCCAGCCTTTCAACCGCTCGCAAACTCCAACAAAGAGCAAGCGACGCGGCGGGCCTTGATTTTTCGATATTTGAGATCCGCCCAAATTGCTGGGAGGTGCGCCCTGAGCGACACCTCCCTTTTTTGTGGCGGTTCCTAGCTTGCTGGGATGTTTTGCTGGCACGGCATGTGTCAGATGTCGAAGTGTGACAGAGCACTGTCAGAGTGTGGGCCTGTCCGTCATACTTAGGACATCGACAGGCAAGCAAATGACCTTCCCCCTTCACCCCTCCTCCATCAACTCCGGCGCTTCCATCTCCTATGCCCTGGAGAAAGCAGGCAAGACCACTGATGGGCTAATCGCCTACTGCAAGCAAGCCGGTTACGCCTGGGAAGTTCAGCGCGGTTCCTTCTGGTTCTACGGCCGCGCAATCAACGAGTTTCTGGCCGCCTGATGACCCGCGCAGAAGCCCACGCCCTGCTTTACCAGGGCCAAACCAACGTCGCCAAGCTCGCCCTAGAGCTGGGCACGACTCTGGACGACCTACAGCAAACTTTTCGCGCTTACGTGGCCGAACAGCCGCCCATCCCTACAGATTGGACCGATGAACCTTAAAGAACACGCCGACGCGCTTGCGAGCTTGCTTGAAATCGCTATTGAATCCGATGACATTGCTGGAACGCTTTTGGCGGATGAAGCTGAACGAGAAATTTCGTACTATCGAGAGACAGTTGGCGTCGAGTGGGTTAAAGCTCCTGACGTTTGCGAAGCCTTACAGATATCGCGTCGAACTCTTGTCAGATGGCGTCAAGAAAATCGCATTGAAGCCGGCAAGCATTGGCGCCGTATGGGCGAAGGGTCTCATTGCTTGTATGACTTGCGCGCACTCGAACAGCAGATGAACGATTGGGCCAAGTAAAGCCTGGTAAAATTCGCGCAGGTAGAACGTCCCCCGGTGCCCCCGCACTGGGGGTTTTTTTTGCTCAGATTTGGTCGGTCTCGTAAAGAGCGGACATCAAAATCACGTACAGGTCGCGCTTTAGCTCCATGAGGTGCTCTTGCTCCCACGGATCGCCCCCAGGCCAAGCGTCAAGCGTTCGAGAGGCGCAAATGTGCATCAGGCGCAGCGTTGAGAGTGGAACCTCCATCTCGATGATGGTTTCTAGCGCCTCGTCGTCCATTCAATGCTCTCCCCTGTGCCGTTCTAGCGAAGATGGGGCCAGCTGCCCCCTTAGACGTGCCCAATTGGCTATGGCGAACCATTTGCTCCGTCGTGGGGGCTGTGGCGGTCCTGACGATTGCCCAGTGGGCAAATTGCGCGTTCATCGTGGCCCCCAGGGCGTGGCCGCTTTATGAGAAGCACGCAACCACCCAAAAACGCGAGCAAGTCGCCTCACGGCCGCCAGCGTGCCGCGAAAGTGAATCGAGCTCGGTTGCCGTGCTCATGGCGCTGCTCACAACCTTGATCAGCTTGAGTCGCGGAATGGACGAGCGAGACAAAAAGAAGCGCTAAAAGCCGTTTGAAAAGGGCATTTCATACGCAAATAAAACGCTTTTTGTTTGAGTTTTTCTCAGTTGTGCCAATGGATTAGGCGATTTCAAACGCCAAACGGTCCCCAGTACAACCCCCCTTTTACACCTCCAAGAAAGCCAAAAAAAAGAGAGATCCTCATAATGGGGATATATTTATACCGTTTTATTGTTTGAATAGATAGATAGATAGAGAAACCCCTTGCCCTGCAACGGATTTCGGTCAAACGCTTTTTCAAACATTACTGTTTGAGCCGTTTGAGCTGTTTACAGCACTTTTCAGGCCTGCCCCAGCTGCCCTGGATACCCTGGGGAATGGATCCACGTAAACAGCCAGGCTGGCAACGTCTGGCCGTCCCTGGTCTCCCCCTGGGTGAATACCGCACCGGCTGGCCCGTATGGGTTTATAGGGGCTCCGGGTGGTCTCGCGGGACCGTTGAGAGCCTATGGACGAGACAGGGCACCACCAAGGTGGTAGTGAAGCTCTCAGATGAGCGAGGCTCTCAGCCCTTTGTTGTCTGCCACGATTCACGCAATCTCTGCAGGAGGAAAGACGATGGCAATTAGACCGAGCTATACCTTGGAGGGGCTCCCCGAGCTGGATAAGGCCCTTGTGAAATTGGCGGGTAGGGACATCGACAAGGCCATGGAAGTGGGTTTTCGTAGGGCGGCAAAGCCTATCCCTGGATATATGGCCCAGGCCATGGCTAAGCACTACACCCCAAAGCAACGCACCCTCAAGGATGCGATCAGCACGCCGAGGATCATCACATCAGGGCCAGGGGCCAGCATCGAGGTCAGGTCATCAGCCAAGCCATTCTCGGGTCGGATGTTCGCCCCCCTTCATGGGGTGCGGTGGCAGGACAAGAAAAACGCCAGCATCAAAGTGTTCAAGGGCGGCACACGAAAGCCTAGAAAGAACGCATTTAGAAATCCTGCATTCGCAAGTGGTGGGCCATTCGTTCGAGATGGTGACGGCAGAACACCAATCAGCAAGATGATGGGGCCAAGCTTTCACAACGCATTCACAGGGGGCAAGCACAAGGCCGCAATCCTTGACCATGTGGAGAGCAAGGCGATGGAGAAGCTGCAGAACTCAGTCATCCAGTCACTGAAAGCAAAGACGCGCGGATTTATTAAGTGATGTAAACACAGGGGCCGGGCGGTCGGATCCCAGTTGCTGCAGTGCATTTGAGCTAGCGGGGGCAGCAGGGGGTCCCCCCTTTTTGGGTCCTGCCTCGATAAAAATCCCTCGGGCGCCGTGCGCGCAAAAAAACGTTAGTAAATGGGTACTATTTGGCCTGCCGCTGAAAAGCCTTGGGAGCACTGGTGAGTTGACGGGAGCTCTGATGAACATGCCGATTTGACAGCCTTAGGGCGCTGGGTGCCTGTATGCCTTAACCTCTGAGCGACAGGCAAAGAACCGTGAACATCACGAAGGCAAAAA